CAATCTCCCCCATCGGCACGTTCTCGCTCACGGCCTTTCGCACCCGTCGTGCCAGCTCCAACGTCTCCCGGTCGCGGGTGTTCAACAGCCCCAGCTCCAACCTCCGTCGAAACGCTAGTGCTATCGTCCCCGGCCCACCTGCAATCTTTGCCATCGCCCACCAGCCCTATATCAAATACCGTTCTATTGCAAGCCCATAGCCGCGCGCCACGAGTTTACAGAAACTAGCCAAGATCGCTAACATCCGCATAACCATCGGCGGCCCGACGAATGCCCAACAATAACGCACACTAGAGTGACACCATATATACAGGGCCTAGGGGAGGTGCGTGGGGGCCATGCCACCTAGCATGGCAGATGATGTGATGAGCATAGCAACTATCGTGCCATGTGATGCACATAAGGATGTGCGCGCTGGCTATGTGTACACTTCATGTGTACATATCATCATCATGTTGTGTGTACACGTGTGAGACCCTGTGTCATAACAACACATATGTAACAATGCACATAGCGGCTATGGTCCTTAGCGCTTAGCATGTCAGTAGGATGGCAGCATCTTGCCGCTTGGCATGATTGTGACGATCGGGGGCTTTACCTAGTGTTGACGATGTGTTATCGTGCGCCAATGGGCTGGATTGGGCGTTGCAGCGTTGCAATTGTGACAGGTATGCACGATGACTGATGTTGTGTTTTCGAGGTGTTGCGCTCGGCGCGGGGATTGCAATGGGGAGCGGCATGACCGACAACACGAGTACGAGTACGAGCGCTCTCGCTGAGCGCTACACCACGGCGTGTAAGGACGCCTCGCGGCATCCTGACCCACGGGAGCGGAGCATCGCGCGCACCGTGGCAAGAGGATTGCATGCGGTGATGCGGGAGCGGGGGCTAGCGGGAGACGGGGACGTGGCGATAGGTGGACCGCATTGGTTGACGTACAACGAAGGGAGCATGACATGAGCTACTACCGCGTTAGAGTAAGCAAGGTTCGCGTCATCGGCCAGATTTGGCAGCCTGGCTTTACGTGCGCGCAAACCTACACTCTTAGTGCCAATGATGAGCACAACATCGGGGAACCGACTCGCGAGAACGTCGAGGATTGGCTAAGCACCCATGCTGGTGACTTCTCGCACATTCAAGACTTTGAGGCCGATATCGGAGATGCGGTGCTTATCCCGTGGGCGGACCCAGATAGCGAATGCGTCTACAATGATTGCATGTGTCCGAACGAGGAGGAGTAAACGACATGAGCGACGATCGAGGCTACAAGGTGGTTCGCACCTACTTCCGAGGCGGGAAGCGCACCATCATCGCGCGCTGTACACTCGCGGAGGCGCAGGCGCACTGCGACGACCCCGAGACTAGCTCGTCAACGTGTACGAGCGCGACGGGGAAGACGCGAACGAGGCGCATGGGGGCGTGGTTTGATGGGTACGAGACACGCTAGGCAACGAGGAGGGAACGACCATGCAATACAAGTGGGGTAGTCCTTACGATTGGCTTGCTGAAAAGGCGAGGGACTGGGGCGAGTGTGAGTTGTACAGCGTACTCATCACCCTCGCCGCACAAGTAGATAGCGACATGCTACAAGACTTGTTCCAAGCCGAGATGGACCGAGACGGGTACTTCAAAAAGGTGCGACGATGACCAAACGTGATTTCCTAGACCGCCAGCACTTCGTCGAGGTGCTGTGCGAGGTGGGAGTGCCCGAGCATGACGCAGCGCTGGTGCTTCGCCACGCGGCCACGCTGCAACGGCTGGCCGCCGAGCGGTGCAACCGGGAGTTGACGCGGGTAGAGGAGAAGCGCGACGAGAGTAGCGAGCGGCGGATCAGGGAGTTGTGCGAGCCGTACCGCGTGAGGGTGCTCACGAGTGGCGACCCTCGCGGCAGCGTTGTGACGCTGATGCTCCCGAACGGGTACACGGATAACTTCGCAGGGGATGGCGTTTATGTACCGACGCCGAGGTACTAACGTGGACAAGCAATGGACGTTTGAGATTGTAGGGCGCAAGGTTGGTGCAATCGGTATCTGCTATCCGATCACGCTGACGGTAGAGGCACCGACCTACGATGAAGCAGTGTTGAGAATGAACGACACGCATGAGCATATCTCAGTGAAATCATACACAGTAAGAGAGCCGTCGCCATGACCTGCCGTCGCTGTCACGCCCCCATCGATGAGCGCTACCGCTTCGACACATGTTCACGGTGCTCCATCGAGAGTGTCAACGAGGCGTGCGAGGAGTGGCAGGAGGCGAAGAAGGTCGCGGCGTATGAGCGGATTAGGGCGATGCGGGAGCGACAGGAGGTGGAACGTGAGTGACTACAAGTGGGAGAGCCCCTTTGATTGGCTCGTGGACAAAATGCATGAGTGGAGCCCCGAGAGAATCGCGTACACGTTGCGCCAAGTTGCAGCAATGGTGTCAAGCGACGACCTACAGGACCTTTTGCAAGTCGAGATGGACGCGGATGGCTACTTCGACAAGCAGGAAGGGGGGCGGCATGGCTAAACGTCTAACAGTCGATGAAGCAGTAAAGGCTTTATTTGGCGCTTTCAAGCAAGGTGTTCGTGCATATTACTTAGGAGAGACATCGTTTTGCACAACCTGCGGCGCCCCCGAGGGCTGGTGCTCCCCCGAGTGTGAGGTACGCACGCGGGCGATGGACGGGGACGACGAGCCGCCGGACTACCCACCGAGAAGGAAGGTGACGACATGACCAAGCCGATGTTCTATGACTGTGGTTGCTGTGGGGCTTACCACCCCGCCGACTACGACGGCGACTGCCGCGAGGATCCCATGCGCTATCTGGGGGACGACCTCGACACGCTGTATGGTCCTGATGGTTGGGTTGAGGTTGACCCCGTGGAGGTGGTATGACACGCGATGAGTTAGAGCAGAAGGTCTTTGAATTACTCGTTAAGTTCTTGGAAGCACACCCGGAACATATCATTAAGCGTATCGATGTGGATTGTGGCGGTGTTGAGCCTTACGTAAACGTACACGTAGGTATGCGCCCATGACCCACTCCCCGAGGATTACCACGAGCAAACCAATGTTCTACAACTGCGGTATCTGTGGCTATTATCATCTTACCAGCTACGACGGGGATTGCCATAACGATGACGCACGGTGGAGTGCAGGTGAGCTTGACGACAAGCACGGGCCTGACGGGTGGGCAGAGGTTGACCCTGTAGGGGTGGTATGACCCACTCCCCCCTCTACTACGTCGCCAAGGCTGCCATGCTCAACGATGGCGTACGCATTATCATTGAGAGGCTAGAACAATGGGAGTTTGAGGATTATCCTGATAAGGATAGAGCTATTACACAAGCACTTCGAGGGTTGCTGTGGCGGGCGACTGCGTATGCAGAGCGTGAGCACGGCGACCACCGAACCGCCCCCTTCGAGCCCCTCGTGCAGCTAGGCCATATCCCTCCGTTCGTGAAATTGTGAGCAACTCTCACCCACATGGTGGAGACCACGGTAACGCCCTTGACGCACAGTGCGTCCCTGAGACACTCCTACCTATTCAGCTAGTTCCTACACGCGAACAGTCAGGCGAAATGGCCCTTCTATGGGCAATCCTCGAACGTGCATTTCTCGATCTACACCCCAGCGAACGCGAGCCCGGTTCGCGCCCATGGCGTGAAGACGAGGCCCACCGCGCAGACGCTTTGCGCTTCCTTACGACGGGGTGCGTCATCCAAGGTGGCATTAGCCTCTGCGATGCGTTCGACCTCGATCCAGAGTATGTGGCTCGGCTCGCGAAGCGTGCGCATTCGCAACAATCGTGGCCCGTGAGCCGTGGGCGCCCCAATCGCCCACAGCGTGTCAGACGCACGCAAATCAACGGAGTCTTAGCGTGATAGGTTCCGAACCTCTGCGTCGCTCTCAGGCCAAACCTGTGCGTTCTAAGGCCACTCTGTGGCTGGTCCTCGCCATCCTAGGCTGGATGGTCTGTGTGTTCCTCCAGCATTGTCACGACCCCTTTTAACTTGACAATCTGCCTCGTAAGCCTATCCTTGGGACGTGCGGCATAGCGCGAGCGGCCATGCCGCCATGTACCCGGTAGGGAGAGGCGAAATAGATCACAGCTATTGCCATGTTTAGGTGCCCAGCATAACATATGGCAGATAGGTCGAAGTGGTTCGCCTACGACAATCCAAAGTCATGGGCTAGGTGGCAGGAGCGCCCTACTAACTTTTGGGCGCACTGCCGAGCCACAGGTCAATGCCCTGGTTGCGGGCATAGAGAAGCAGCCCTCAGCCGGGCTTATTGCTTAATCTGCGTGAAGAAGCGTGTCTTGCAGTACTGGAATCGTAAGTTTTACGAGCTGGGCCGGCATGGTAGTAGGGTCTTTCACGTGAGGCGCATTCTCAACCCACCTAGCTTGCACAAGCGGCGAGCGCTGCGCCAACTCAAACGTCGGCTCAAGGCTGCTGGTATTGTATTACCGCCACGTTCTCGCAAGTCTGCACGGCAGACCACATGACAAACACTGAGGTATCGATGGCACGTAAGGTGCTACGAAGGTGAGCATGGCACCGATCACCGTTCGTGACCTCGCCGAGCGCATCGCTGACGTGGTGATGGCCCTCGAAGACATCCCCATGCACTGGCCCCAGCGGAGCGCCGTGAGCACGCAATGTAACACACTGCGCACCATCGTGGCCGTGTTAGGGGGCGAGGTGAGCGATGTCGAGTAGCGGTACGGGCACGAGTTTCAATGATTCGTTCAAAGCGTGCATGCAACTCGGCTACCTACACCACGTGCGCGGTATGCGCAAGCGTGGTGAGACCTTCGCCCCTCCACTCGTTGTGGGCGAGGCTGCCCACAAGTACGCTGAGACGATCTTCAAAGGCTGGATCGCCGGGCTGACCAGCAAGCCGGAGATGTTACGCGAGGAGGCCGAAGCACAGTTTGACGCTATTGTCAAGCCGTACTACGATCAGGCTGCTGGCGACGATCTGCTCTACGCGAAACTCAACAAACGTGTAACCTCGGCTCGCAACGTGTTGCGTATTTGGCGTGACCTCCAGTGGGCACGTCTTGAAGCACACGTCGACATCCCCATTGCGGCCGAGAAAGACATACTCGTTGAGTTTCCTGCTGAGACGCGCTATGGGCCGATCGCCCCTCACTTACGGCCCTTTACTGGCCGCATCGACCTCGTGGTCGAACGCCGAGACGGGCTTGACGCCGTGACGCGACTTGGTGTAACAATCAGGGACATCAAGACCAGCTCAGCAAACGACTTGAAGGGCATGCTCGCCAACCACTACCGCTCAGACCAGCATCTCGGATACGCCTTTGGGTGGAATCTCGAACATCCGTACGTGCCCGACAACCAATGTACGCAAGTTGAATATGAGGGCATGCGCTTCGCCGATTGCGCGATCAACGACAAGTCATTTTGTAACCTTCGTCGGCCCGTACGCCAATCGCAACTCGACAATTGGTACGAGCGTACAATGGCGCTCCGGGCTCGGCTGTCGCGGATGTGGCCCGAGCCTACGGTGTTCGACGTCCGTGAGGCGTGGGAGCAAAACAACACGAATACTGGCCCATGCGAGAACTTCTGGGGTAAGTGCGAGTTTTGGGACTTGTGCGAAAATCCTGGTGACACCGACGCCATTGGGCCAGTGGGCTCAGGCGCTCCGTTTGAGGAGCATGGGCCGGTGCTTGCATGACCCGCACAATCGAGCTAGACTGTGGCCACACGTTCACTCATCAACCCAAACCACGCCAACGGGCGCGCGTAGCATACTTCTGCAAACAATGCAAGGGTGTGCGGTATGCGAAAGCGGTGAAGGAAGGGAGTATCTATGTCCGTTAGGGAGTTTCTTAAGATGTTTCGGCTTGTGGTCAGACGAAAGCATGTTAAGTGGAAGATTAAGGACGGAGAAATACGAACAGTGTCAAGAAACGAATGTCCATTGACGTTCTTATCTAAACGTGAAGACCTGTGGGGGTGCTTGTTTACCCGCCCGCTAGGACCTAGGCTTGGCCTTAACGCAAAGGACACCTCTGCTATCATGGCCGCCGCTGACTACGAATGTGGTAGCCTTAGACGAAGCCTTCTTCGTATAGTAGCCCCTTATGTCCGTTAGGGAATTCATGAAAGCGTTTGAAAGAAAGCTGAAGACGCACAATAAGCTAAAGTGGCAGGTAAGCGCATATATTAGGGGGTACGCAACTGACCAACACAGACAATACTGCCCAATAGAGTTTGTGGCCGGTGTAGAGGGCGCCTACTTAGCTGGCGAGTCGATTTTGCGGCTGAGAAAATCTTCTGCTTACAGTATCATCGACGCTGCTGATGGTAAGCCAGGCCGTATTCGAAATCAACTCCTTAAGATCGTGGCCCCCTATGTCAGATAGCACGACCGTTGGCGCCCGCCCCCTCGCAACAGCCTACGACCCTTCGCGATTTACGCTAGGGCTCTACGCTCGTAATGGTGTAGGCAAGACCGCTGGTGCAGCGTCCTTCTGCGGCGGCGAGGCCGGTAAGGGCCTGGTGCTGAACATCGAGGCTGGCGTTGTGAACGACGCTGGGGGCGCAACTACGATCCAACACCTCGCCGGCATCTACGACCACGTAACCCAAGACGACTTCTCTATGCTCGATGTGCGTGACTGGCAGGACGCCGAGAATCAGATCCGCTGGCTCCAGCGTGAGGCGCCCAATCTCGTCGAGGATGGCTTTACCACTCTCATCATGGACTCGGGCACCGATAGCGTGCAACTTCTCAAACGTGCCCTCACCCGCATCAACCCCGCGAACCTCAAAGGTAACGTCGACAAGCATGGTCAAGAGGACTCCGCGAAGAAGAACCACAAACGCGCCCTTGTGCCTTGGATCGACGGCAAGCCCGGTCGTGGCATGGAATTTGACGACTGGGAATACATTGCCGACTCGTTCTTCTTCGTGATCGCCACGCTTAAGGGGCTACCGTTCAGGCTTATTGTGACGTTCACCGAAGGTGAGGGGTACGACGAGAACACCGGCATGAAGATGGGCTATGGCCCTAGCACCGAGGGCCAGAAGATCGGGAAGTCGATCATGGGGAAGTTCAACGCATTCTTTCATTGTCGGGTGGCGGAGACAGGTCAGCACATGTGGTTGACGCAAAACACCGTGGGCGCAACCGACTCGCTGGGCGATCCCTACTGGGCCAAGCATCGGTATGGATTGAAGCTCGATCGGCTGGAGCCCGCTAATGGTTTGGCGTTGATGAAGAAGATTGGGGTGCTCAAGTGCCCGCGCACAGAGGAGGAGGAGGCGTGACCATCTGGAATATTTATGGTTTTGATGCTGGCCCACACGGCGATCAGGCTTATATTGAGGCGGCGACTTTAGAAGAGGCGTTCAATGTCTTAGAGGAATGTATCAAGAACGTGGACGATCGCTCAGATACAGTATGGAAGCCTACTCCACGCGAGGAGTGGAGAGGGGTATCAGAAACACGTCCTTTAGTATCTGTCCTCGGGGCTGGCTGCCGATGACCGTCGACGACCGCGTTGCCCTTGCAACCATCACCGCTATGGTTCACACTATCCTGCAACGCCTGAACGTTTCGCGTGAGGAAGTCGGCGCCAATATGCGCGCCGCCTTCGATTTGTGGGGCGTCACCACAGCCGAGAATGTGGCACCCGACCACGAGCACGTGGCGGAAGAGCCCTCCGTTGGACAAGCGATAGAGGGTAAAGGAGAGGTGACAGACTGATGAGCGACACACGTAGTATGTACGACGAAGGCACAGGCGACATTCAGTACCCACGTCCTCTTATCCATGAGGACTCGCCAGGCAGGGAACATCTAGAGTTGGTAAGCTTGACGATGACTGACGAGCCTCGTGGTAACGGTAACGAGAGTGCGAAGGGCGTTTTCTATGATGCGCGTTTCCGCGTCGTGACCCCCGATGGTGGCAACAACGGATACGAGTTCACTCAGCGTGTTTACGCCGACGCGCGTATCGGTAAGAACGACGACGGGACGCCGAAGAAGGCGTCGGTGTGGTTCTCCCGAGGGCGCCCGTTCCTTAACGGGTTGGTTGCTGCGACTAAGGGCCAAAAGGCCATCGGCTCGTTTTGGACCGTCTGTAAAGGTGGTGGGCTCAAAGCGTACGTTGATCGGGCTCTCACCCTTACAGGTCAACGATTCAAGGCCAGCGTGGGTGTAGAGAAGGGAGACTTGATCGACAAGAATGACAAGGACGGTGGTAGGTATCGAGATAAGCAAATCGTCAAGGGCTTCTACGCGCTGACCGCGTAGACTAACCTAGCGTGTGCAGTTTCTTCGTCGCGTGGCCTAGCTGCACACGTTAGACTAAGGGGAGGGAGCGTCCCCGAGCCCACCAGTGGGTGGGCTCGAAGCAGTTCCCTCACGCACACATAATGGAACTCACAGCCCAAAACGTCATGGCGTGGCGGTTGCAGTTCACACGCTGTGATCTCTGCCCATTTCAACGTCGGCGCAAAGTCGGCTTCGCTGGTGACATCAACGCCGACATCATCTTGTGGGGCGAGGCGCCTGGCGCTGATGAAGCCTCCTACCGTGCCGGCCAGCAACTCTATGGCGAGCCGTTCGTCGGCCGTGCTGGTTGGGCGTTGAAGGAGCACATTTTGCTAGAAGCTGGCCCGAAGTTCGCGGTGCGTGAAGGCAAGGGCCACCGGCTGACGTGCTTTGTCGGTAACACCATCATGTGCAACCCTCCAAAGAACAAGATCACTGGCACACTCGCCCGCAAGGCCCGTGCGGCATGCACGCCCTCCGGTCAGTTGCTATTAGCTGCACTAATACGCAAAAAACGCCGTACACTGGTCCCTATGGGCGATGTGGCCCTCGAAGCCACAAAGGGCGTGACTGGCATTGGCAAGCACCGAGGGCGTGTCAACGTCTTTAACGCACCGACGATCATGTTTGAGCATGAACAACTCAAGATCCTGCTCCGAGGTGTGAAGCCACCTACGGAGTGGAAAGGCCACAAGAACGCTGAGGGCAAGAAGGTGCTGGGCCACGAGGGCATCGTGCGATTGCTGTTGGCGTGGAATAGACGTATGATGAAGCCTAGGAAGCTACCGAAGGTGAAACGAACGAAGCAGGAGACTCCATGACTATTGGTGAGTTCTTGAAGAAGTTTGAGCGGAAGGTGAAAGCAAAAAAGGTAAAGTGGCAGGCAACCGTAAAAATACGGGCACAATTAGCTGTGGGCGCCTCTACAGCGTTATGGCCTATGTGTCCAATTGAGTTTGTAGTAGGCCGTAGGAATTACCTTATTGGAGCAGAAAAACTTGGGTTGACAATGGCACAAACTCGTGCAATTGCTGACGCCGCCGATTTTGCTGACTCCGAGGCAAGCAAGCGCCTCCGTATACAGCTCATCAAGATCATAAAGCCTTACCTTGTTGCCCTACTTCTCGTAATGCTGACGAGCGCTGACTTGTGGGCCGTCCCGGCGAGCTGTAAGTGTTTTACTGAGAATGGCTTTTGGTCTTGTACCTGTCCTGATGGGTGGATATTGGAACCTACACCCGCGCTAACCTGTGTCCCTACCGTCCCAATCGTCCGCATCAAGCCTGGCTACGACCACCCGCTCCTCGTGGCGCCGGGCGAGACGGGGACGTTCCTGCTCGCTATCAAGAACCGGGACCAAGCGGGCTGCCCAGCGCACACGTTCGAGATTGGCGCGGCAGCGGCGTACGGCGCGGGTACAGGGGCGATTGAGGCCGTGCAGGACGCCACGCTCACGATCGAGCCACGCGAAACGAAGTACACGCGGGTGTACATCACGGTAGTGCCGGAGAGTGAGGTTGGGCCGGCGATCGTTGTGAGCCCGTATGTGCGGAGGACGGATGAGAGTCGACTGTATGGGCAGGCGGTTGGGCGGATTGTGGTGGTGGAGCCGTGAGCGTACTTAAAAGTAACAGGTCGAAACGTAAAACGCGCTGCTCTGAAGGCTGCCCACATAGTAGTAGGAGAGTTGACGCGTGGATTAGGAGAGAGTTGACTAGGGTTCAAGTTACACGTCCTGGCTTTAGTTATCGTTACTGGCTTGCTCTTACATTACTTTTAGAAACACGCGAGGCAGCTAGATCATTGCTTATGAAGGTGTGTCAGCCACCGTACACTACTTGTACTTACCATGGGGAGTTAGCTCGTGCCCTCGAAAATGAATAAGGGTAAGTTTCCGGCGTTTCCGTTACCACGCGTGTCAATACCAACTGGCTACGTGGAATGGAGTGGACAAGAGGGCATGTCCCTCCGCGCGTACATTGCGACACATGCGTTAGCGGGGCTACTCGCCGCCCCTGATGTTCATGGGCGCCCTGAGTGGTTTGTCCATAGTGCTGTAGTGTATGCCGACGCTCTCCTCGCCGAGCTAGCGAAGGAGCCGACCGATGGCTGACCTCCGCCTGCTGACGGTCCTCCTCGTGCTGGCACTCGCCGGGTGTAATGGCGGCATGGTACTTCCTGAACGGCCTCAAGAGTGCCACCTTCTTGTAAACGGGAAGCCTGTGGGCATTTCGTGTCAATGGTCCGGTGGGCGCTGCATGAGCGACACATACGTAACAGTACAGGTAGGAGACGAAATCCATATCGTATGTAGGAGAGCCGATGGCTGACCCCACGCTGGACGAATGGATCACGGCCGAGCTGGCGCAGTGCGAGGGGGCTAAATTGCCGCTGGGCTCTTACCATCGCGCCCTCACCCTGCTACAACAGCACCGCGCGGCGCTGCGGAAGCTATTCGCGCTTGTTGAAGACGGGACGCTCGTACGTGACATCTCTCGGGACGACTTACGAGGTTGGGCGATGCGCCAAATACCACTTGTGAAAACGTTAGCTGAGGTCAGCGTCGTGCTTGCAGAGAAGCCATGAGCAAAGCCAACCCCAACGTGACGCACGCCATAGCCGATGTAATGAGCAGTTTGCTCAGTCGTGCCAACCGTGCAGAGGACCGCATCGCCCACCTCGAAGCCGACAAGGCACGGCTCACCACCGTAATACGAGAGCTACATCGCGTAGACTCACTTGGCTCAGACATCCCCAATGCTGGGCTGTACTGTCGTGCAATGGAGAAGGCTATTGATGCTCTCGCTGGCGTAGGCGACGTGCTCACGCCGGAGGAGCGCTCCCTCGTAACGAAGTGTGACCGCTGGCATGGGGGACCGCCGATATTCTACGCACTCCTTGCCATCCTCGACCGCATCGCCCCTGCACCAAAGGAGCCTGCGGCGTGACCGCTCGCTACTTTCAGATGACTGATGACTGACCGTGCGTGGACGATGGGAGAGGTGTACGACCTGCTCGCGCTAGCGTGGGCGGTGCAGGAGCGTGAGGTTCGACGTTACAGTCAACTCCCGATAATGTTCCAACTATCGAACACCTGTGGAGACTGCGGTCGCGAGGGCACGTTGCACGAGTATTACTGCCTTACCGCGCCGGCCCGCCGCATCCTCGCCCCGATCCTGTTTCCTGAGAGGGAGGGAGTATGAGTGACTGGGTAGAGAGAGGTCTAGCGGCCATGATTGGATTCTTAGCTTTCGTTGGGCTACTTACTGTGGCTGCTATCGGGGGGCAACTGGTACATCGTTGCTCTTGTGCGTGCGTACCATGACCATCACCCTCATCTTTACCCTTCCTGACGAGCAAGCCGAGTACGACGACGCGCGGAACGGCACGAAGTGGAAGTGTGTCGTCGAGGCGCTCCGCGAGCACCTACGTGCGAAGCTGAAGTACAGCGACATACCTACCAAGCAACGGGTGATTGTTGCCGAATTGCTCACCACACTCCACACCATCTGCCAGGACTGGGACGTGTCGTTGTGAGCGCAGTCGCGCCCGGCCACACCAATTCCCTCGTTGTCTACCGCTGCGCCGGCTGTGGGAAGGACATTGAGCGCCGCCGGGTGAAGGTCAAGAAAACCCGCATCGGCTACGAGCGCACGATGCGCGGGTTCAAGACCATCTACACCTACACCCTCTATCACGGCTGCAAGGAGAAGCGCTGCGCCCCCGTCATCGCGTGGGATCGGCGCAAACAGAAACCGCGCTACGACAAGCGCTACAACAAAGAGGAGAACGCTCATGAGTATGCAAGTACCTAGCGGAATTGTTGCGACGGCAGTGATGATGGCTGTGCTGACCGTACCCGCGTCGGCGGAGTGGGCATACGCACCACCCTTCCCGCTCGTCTCCGGCACGGTGGTGTGCCCTGCTCGCAACGACTCCGCCATCCCCCTGACGGTATGGATCGAGTGCGTGGAGGCGACGAACGATGGGACGGTAGAGAGCCCAAAGGTGTGCGTTGACCTCCTCCCCAACACGGCCTGCGCGATCACGAGTACGGACTCGCGGTGTCGGCGGTGCAAGGCGTCGTGGGATGGGGGCGTGGGGCGCGTGAGCATCGCGGAGTAGGAGGACAGCGTGAGCACCTGGACAATCGAAGTCGTCACCCGTGAGGCGTGGCTCGCCCGCATCGCCAAGCACGAGCGCCGCTGCCGGAAGTGTAAGCGGAGGGTGGTGTACAACGCCGGGACGACGACACATCCGCTGCCGCCGATCTGCTTGCGGTACATTGGGATGCTGTGGGGCCTACGGGCGTGCGAGTTAGCGAGGGTGGCGTGAGCCCAGTGTTAAGTGAGGCTCGGAGGTTGTTTATAATGAATCGGGCTCAACAGATGATATTAGCTGGTACAGCGCGAAAGTGCCCCTCAGACGGTTTGCTGTGTGATCGTTGTAATGATTTAGTCGAGGGTGCTTGCGGTATGATAAATGATGCCAATGCCGACTTCAACAGCATTCTTTGGCATGATAGCATGGCCGACAGCCACACCGACCTCACTATGTGGCTGTTGAAGCATTGGAGCGAGAGCATGCAAGTCCTCGCGGAACGGCTGATGCGAGAGTACGACATTAGCAAGAAGGAGTCTTAGCCATGTGCGAATGCTGCCGCCTCAGCGGTGTCGACTACATCTACCGTGGCTTGCTCATCTGTACGCTGTGTGTCAAACGGTGGTGCGTGAGGCAGACGGAGTTGAGGAAGTTGTGAGCGCCTGTTCATATTTTGCCGACATCGGCGCCGGTATCATGCTTTCGGGCATAGGGGCGCTCATCTGGCTCATCGTGGGCAGCTTGTTGTACCACGGGTGGATCAATCGTGAGTGAGCCTAGCGGGTGTTTCCAGCATCGAGTTCGTGACGATGGGGCGTGGTTTCACGAGATGCGCGCTGTCAACGCAGTAGCGCTGGCGACGCCCAGCACCCGCTAAATCTTTATGAGTGAACTCCCCAGCTACATCGTCCCTTCGTACCACCCAGCCTACCTCCTTCGTAACCAAACTCTCACGAAGCCGACGATCGAGGATTTTCGCAAGGCCGCACGTATTCACGAGACAGGCCCGACACGCATTCCTATAGCTGAGCGAGAAAATGGTAGTATGGCTGACGCAGCGCTATTCCCGCTGCTTGATGATGTAGAAGGTTTCTTCAAAGGTTGGGGCCGTACTCATACCAGAATGTCCATCGACTTCGAAGCCACTATGACCGGCATCCCCTGGTGCGTGGGCTTCTGGCCGTGTGATAGTGAAGACCAAGTGCTTACCACTCAGGGTATCTGCATCCCCTTCCACAAACAGGGCGGCGAGAACTATTGGTCTCCACGCGACCACGAAGCGACCATGTGGCTGTTGAAGGAGTACCTCGAAGATCCTACACAGCCCAAGGTCGGGCAAAATTGGGTTGGTTATGACGGAGGTTACAACGATCATGGCTGGGAAGAAAGCGACCACTCGCTCGCATACCGAGCTTTCGGCATACGGGTTAGAGGCTTGGTACTCGACACGATGGTTGCACACCATGCGGTCTCTCCTGAGCTACCACATTCTCTTGCATTCCAATCCTCTCTCTGTACTGACCTTGGTGCATACAAGCTGGAAGTCCACGCCACCTCATCGGTCGACGACGAAAAGGAAGACGACGCGCAGAAGGGCATCCAAAACGTGAAGGACGTAGACGATAGGGTGTTACGGGGCTACTGCTTGAGGGACTGTTTTGCTGCTGGGCTGAGCGCGTGCGAGTTAGAGCGGGTGATGGCGTGAAGCGTTTCGTAAACCTCGGTGAGCAGATTTGCCCTGGGGCTCCGTGCTTCGCGTGGTTTGATACTGTTGTATCCCAATTCGAGGAACACAATGGAGCACAAATATGGGATAGCTGGGGTGAGTTCAAAGCTGATTATGTGGGTGGTGACTTAAAGCGGTACTTAGGGCTATTCATGCGGTCAGATTTTGGTGGCATTGTTGGCGCTCATGATACCACTATACTAACGGACGAGTAGTGGCTACCTTGACCGACCACGAAGGCCTTTGGTATTGTAAGCACTGTGGCGCGTTGAACGTAGCCGTGTGCGATTGTGATTTCTGTTTAGTATGCTGCCAAGTAATATGTATAGCACATGATGGGCACGAGTCGTGACCACCTACACCGTCTGCTCTACCTGTGGCACACCACACCTGTTCGACCCTTCGTGGGACGTAGAACAATGCCCAGACTGCTACTACGCCGACAACCACGAGCCGCTAGACGACACAAGTGAAAATGACTGGCTTGACTTTTTAGAAGACAGTTATCTTGATGATAGCCCCTGGGATTTAGACGAACATGATGAGGACTGAAGCTGCTGAGCTTGAAGACCTCCGCACCCAGAAATCCATCTGGCAAGGGTGCTACACCCGCCAGGTCGTGCGCCAGCTCAACACGTTTCACCTCGCCACCTCGGCGGTCGTGGCCCTTATAGCTATGCGCGACCAGCTCCCCACGCTCACCGAAGCAACCACCCACGAGCTATACCACCGGCTCGACGTGGCGATCGAGCAGTTGTCGTCGGCGTTGAAGGTGGCGGAGGGTGAGTTGTGACGGTAGAGAATGTAAACTGGCACTTTACGTATACAGAAGACAAACGTGCTGTTGTAACAGAGGTTGGTGGGCGAGTTAAGTGGTACGTATATCGATGTTATGGTCTTCAAGGCTACATTTGGGTAGCTGCTAGCATACTTGAGCGTGGCGCATGGGCCTAGGCGTCAGGCACATCCACGACATCGGCCTCCCACTCCTCCCAATCGTCCAGCAAGTGGGCATGCAGGGCCTTCCCTTCGACGCCCAGCGCCGCGAATCTCTGTTGATGGACTTCATCGAACCTGAGCTAGCCAACCTCGCGGGCTCGCTTGCCGATTGTGGCATCACCGACGCCAAATCCACCAAGAAGCTGGGCGCTGCACTGGCCGCGCTAGGGGTGCCGCTGGAGAAACACACGAAGGGCGGTGAGCAATTCGCTGTCGACCTCGAAGTCCTCCGGCGTAAGCACCATGAGTTTAACGAGGCCGACGATCGCGTTCGCTTTCCCTTTCTCCCCACCCTCATACGCTTCAAGCAGTTTGAGAAGGCACGTGCGAACCTGCACAGCATGGTCTTGTGCAAGGACGGTCGCCTGCGCTGTCGGTTGAACTCGCTGGGGACGGAGACGGGTCGTTATTCGAGCGCGGGTCTTGGATGGTGCCCGCGTTGCCACCAACCGGATCATGGCACGAACCTCCAAAACATTGCTAAGAACAACGCTGAGATAGGACTGAACCTCCGAGACGTTATTGTAGCACGCCCAGGGTACACACTACTAGAGTTCGACTACTCGATGCTTGAGCTAAGGATCTTGGCATACGTAGCGAACGTCAAACTGCTCATCGAGCGCCTCGAACGGGGCGACGACATCCACAGCGAACATGAACGCGACCTGTTCGGCACGGTGGGCGAAAGTCGCACCCTCGCCAAGAACTTCGGTTTTGCCGCCATCTATGGTGGTAAGGCCAAAGCTATTCAGATGGCCCTCGCCAAGAAGGGCATTTTCCTCGAACTCGCTGAGATTGAGCGTCTTCGCTCGATCATGCTCTACGAACGCTACCCCGAGATTATCTCGTGGCAGATCGACGCTGAACGTCAGATCAACGCGCTGAAGCTGGCGAAGCTTCCTGTGGCGGTGCGTACGGTGTTCGGCTCCGCGCGAGTCTTACTCGGCTACGAGCCCCTCAAGGAGTGGCTCAGCACTCGCATCCAGGGCACGGCTGGGTGGATTATGTCGTTTAACCTCCTACGGATGCGCAAGCAAACGCGGGGCTACCTATGTACGCAGATCCACGACGCCTTCTTAGCCGAGGTTCCCGCAAACATGATGATGCAGTATACAGCGGAGATGGTGGAGTTGATGGAACGTAAAGTCTGGATGCATGACCGCTTCGTGCGCTTTCCCGTCGATGTCAGTTGTGGTAGACGGTGGAGCGAGATGACGAAGTGCTGAAGGCCCAATCGCTTGGCTGGCTCATCGACCACCCGCCACCGGAGGTAAAATCACTATGGGGCAACGCATTGCTTCCACGCCGGGGTCTTACGCTTTTACATTCAGCCTCGAAACAGGGGAAATCTATGTTAGCATTGAACCTTGCTTTAGCTGGCGCGGCTGGATTGCCTCACTACTTAGGTTTCCCTATAGAATCTACGTTTACGACCTTCGTACTTCAAGGCGAAATCCACTTACGGGGAGTGTGGGAACGTGCCTCCCAAATGATTCGGACTATGGGCGCGACCCTACCGAGCGAGGCCATTAACCGGGTGATCGTGAACGAGGAGCGTACCCTGCGATTGGCGCAGTCGGAGATGTGGGATGAGTTCCGAGAGGTAGTGCGGTGGCTTCGGCCCGATTTGGTAATTCTCGACCCCTTCGCCCACGTGCTCACCGAGGATGAGAACTCGAACGTCATCGTGGGCAAGATCCTCGAAAAGATCGCGGAGTTGCGTGACGACCCTGGATGCGCTATCCTTCTCGTACACCATGACGGCAAGCCCAGCGAAAGCACGTCGTCGCGCCAACCTCGCCAGCGCTCGCGTGGAGCAGATCGCCTTAACGCAGATCCAGACAGCATTCTCTCGTTGGTGCCGCTCCGCCGTCCCAAGGGCTCAGGCCCGCTCAGCCGTCTTGAGCCTGTCTCTCGATACGGGCGAAGTGTGGATTCTTTCGACGTGGCCCTCAACGAAGACACGCTCTGGTTTGAGCGTGCGACGCAAGAGGACACGGAAGACTTTGACATCGCCATCGCCTCGTTGGTTCCCCCTGGAGGCTGCTCCGAGCAAGAATTACTCAGAGCCTTTAACACTGTCAAAGGATATAGTGACGGGCGGTTACGTCAAGCTCGATCAGCTTTCGCAGAAGCCGTTGGGCAGGGTATTTTGCAGGTAGAGCATGGAGTCGTGAGAAAAAAGGAGGAGTGATGCCATACATCCCTCAAGACGCTCGTAAACAGCTTGACAGCGGTGACATCCAAGGGGGAGGTTCCCTCTGTTACCTCATCACCATGTTGTGTAAAGGCTACCTCCTTCAACGTGGCGAGAGCTACGACCATTATGGTGAGGTACGCCACGCCCTTGCTACGACGTGGGATGAGTACGTGCTACCGCGCTTTCGCACCTACGAGGCCAAGAAGCGCGAAACCAATGGTGAAGTGTGAGGATATACGTTGCGGGCACCTTCGGCGACCGCTCCAAGCTCAAGAAGATTGTCAAGCGCATCCGCGCCACGGGCCACGAAGTCTCTAGCTCATGGATGTACGAGGGCAAGCGCCCAGAGGGGCAAACGCATGAGCATTGGTTCCAGCAGCTCGCCCTCAAAGATTTGGCCGAAGTACGTAAGGCGAACCTCTTGATCCTCGACACACGTACCCGCTCGCCTCGTGGAGGTAAGAACGTAGAGTTTGGGGCTGCGCTCGTTGAGTATAAGTTCGTGTGGGTCGTCGGTCCAGTGCGCAACGTGTTCGAGACGCTCGCTGATGAGCACTTCCCAACGTGGGCGGCTGCGATAGCGCGATTGAAGGAGGCTGTGTGACCACGAACCTACTAACATGTACGAAGTGTCATGGTAAATACCCTCGTGAGGAGCTTGACACACATCCATGCGAACCTCGGTCACGCAAAGAGATGCTTGACGCGCAGCGGATGCTTGACGCACAGCGACCAGGTGTCGCGTACGATCTAAGCGAGCAAGATGAAGTGCTCGCCATCTTCATGGTGATGCTGAAGGAAGTTACCGCTGATGGGGGCCGAAAGCGGGCAAAGGGTGCAAAGCCGTCATGGAAGGTCGATCCTTCACATGAAGCAGCGATCTTCTCTCACCTAAACAGGTGGAAGCATGGTGAGAAGGTCGATCCCGATAGTGGTACTCACCCACTCGTGCATCTTGCGTGGCGGGCGCTGGCGATTGCGTATCAGGAGGGCGCCCGTTGAAAATACTCCTGCTGGACATCGCGTGGCTTGCTGGGCTGTTAGAGGGCGAAGGTTCTTTCCATATTAGTACAAAGCGAGGTAAGCCAAGTTCATTGCTCGTTGTTGTGCAAATGACTGACGGCGATATAATTGAGCGGGTGGCGCAGCTATTCAATAGGCCGATGCATGGGCCCTACAAACGCCGCAATCCTTCGTACAAGCCTTTTTACTCTACGAGTATCTCGGCGAGTAGCGCTGCTAGCTGGATGATGACGCTTTATCCTTTTCTTGGTCAAAGACGCCGAGAGAAGATTAAGGAGCTTTTACATTTCTGGCGAGCACAAGCTGCTGGACGAGGAGGACGGCCACGCGCATCTTATTGCTAGATATAGAGACGAGCCCAAATACTGTATTCACATGGGGTTTGTTCAAACAAAATATCTCTACCGACAAGATCATCGACTCTAGTTCTGTCCTCTGCTGGGCCGCTAAGTGGTACGGTGAGCGCCAAGTGATGTTCGATTCCGTGCATGCATCGAAACCTAAGATGATGCTCCGCCGTATGCACAAACTCCTTGACGAAGCCGACGCCGTGATAACCTACTTCGGTGACTCGTTCGACCTTCCTACGTTGTCGAAGGAGTTTGTGCTTCATGGATTCACACCCCCGGCACCATTCAAGAAGGTGGACCTCTGCCGTGTTGTCCAACGTACGTTCAAGTTCCCGTCGAACAAGCTCGACTATGTTGGACAAGCCCTTGGCCTAGGTATGAAGACGCGCCACACTGGCTTTGAGATGTGGGTGCAGTGCATGGCGGGCGACGCGAAGGCGTGGAAGCTGATGGAGAAGTATAATCGTAGAGATGTGACATTGCTTGAGCAACTCTACGACCGCCTCAAACCTTGGATCAAGTCTCACCCCAACCATCGGCTCTACGACGACGACGCCCTCTGCCCTAACTGTGGGAGCGTACGCCACCAGCGAAGGGGTTACGCTATGAGCAAGGTGCTCAAGTATTCTCGTTTTCAGTGCTTAGAGTGTGGCACGTGGTTCCGCTCGACGCATTGCGTGAAGGATGCGACAACGCGGTACACACAGGTTCAATGAAAAAGTTCATCCCCCTCCAAGTCGACGTAATCTGGGACGATGCTCGCGACGAGCCCGGTGAGTGGGATCTTGACGACGTAATCGCTGGGAAAGGGCCACAACCCAAGCGCAACCGCTCAACTGGCGGTCGACTCTGCTACGTATGTGAGGAGTACATCACGCTTATGCACGACTGGGACGCTGATACTCGCGACGTAGGCAATGCAACGACGATCTTCGTGGGTTGGATTAAGTTAATCACACACCCGCGTCGAGGAGCGCTCTACCGCCGATGACAAGCTGGCTCGATCTTCGTATCGAATGGGGCCTGTTCACGTGCATGAACTGCTGGCGCATCCAGCTATTCTGGCCGGGAGGTGCGTTCGCACGAGGGCCGAGCGGCAAACTACGGTGGCTATGCCGTCCATGCTGGTTTAGCTGGTACAGAAGGGCACAGTCATGAGTAAGCGGAAGGTGCCGAGTGGTGCGGCTGAACTCACACCCGCTGGGGCGTGGCTTGCTGGCTATCACGCTGGGCTGCGTGTCGGGCAGGTAGCGTCACCACCGCCAAGTCCTACGAAAGAGCCAGAATCGAACACCTGGGCTATCCTTTGGTTCGGGGCCACTTTGTTGCTTGCTTGTGCCCTCGTGGCTTGTGTTCTGACTGATCCTATTTGCGACTGCGCTAAGCCACGTCCAGAGGCTCAGCCGCTGGAGACGATTCCCCGGCAGAGTCCGCTGGTCGTCCACGACCCAGGAGCCATGCTGTTGCCTGCCAACTGGCGATGCGGAGTCGGACGCTCCAGAGTTCGAGTCGGAGCCAGGCCGTTCGGCGTTGTCGTCGCCTCTCAAATAATCCATGAGCGTAGATGACCTTTCCCATTAACGCACGCTAGGGTGGGCGCGCGGCTTCGCTGGTTTGGGCTGGCCAGCGACCTTCTTCCGCGCAGCCTGTAACGTCTGCATGATCTTGCGGCGCTCCTCGGGGCTTGCATCCCGCCAAATGGTGTTGAGGATTTGTGAGGTCTTGCCACTCTCGGTTGCGCGTTGCTGCTTCGTAGGACGCTCGATGAACGCCAACGGCGGCTCGATGGGCGCAGCAAGTGTACGCACGAGGCTAAACGGACGTTGAATTTGACGCTGGGTCGTCGAGTCCTTGCGATAAGCGTCATCAGGATCAAGGATCTGATCTAATAACGTAGAGTCGTCTCGCTTCACACGCCCACCAGCCACGATGTCTGAAGTCATCTTGTAAGGCCAGAAGTTCATCAAGAAGTTGTCGACTGGGTTCTGTCGGGCCATGCTTGGCACAAACCCCCCAGTCTTCGGGTCGAACTCCTGTCCCTCATGAGTAGTAAGCCTACCACGTACGCGCTGAAAGCGAAAGAGGTCGACGCCCAAGACGGTTTCGATGGCGGTGGAGAGCACGGGGTCGAGTTGGTTAATGAGGTCGGCACCGGGGTCGTTGGAGCTAAGTACCGACGACGGGTCTGGACCGCGAGTGTTGAACATGCGAAGGACTTGCTGGCCGTCTGGGCCTTCAACGACATCAACGGGGATGGAGTCTTGCAGCCAGTGAGGGATGTCGCGCGACTCGAAGCCCCACACGTCGAGTTGGTCATTTAGGTCTTCACGGGCCATCTGGGCGAGCGTGCGAATGGTCTTTGCCGCGATAGGCTGCTCGAACGGAAACCGCCACGTCATCTTCACGGCGTGCTTCCAGAAGGCGTGAAACGGCATCACTGAGCGCAGGATGCGCCTACTGTGGGGGTCTTGTTTGCGGTAGTTGGCGTGTGTGTCGTTCATGAATTTGAGGGCGGCGTCCCAGTCGTCTTGTTTCATGGTGGCCTGGGCGCCCATCTTGTAGAGGTCGTCGATGCGCTCAGCCTGGTCCATGAAGTTGAGGAAGCTGCGCCCGGTAGCCTTCATGTTCGCTTTAGCGTTCTTTTCGAGTTTGTAGATAGCGGCGACGGAGCGAAAGAAAGCGTCGGTGTCGGTGTTGAACTGGGCGGCGGCGGCGCCTACGCGGCCAATAAAGCGCTTGGCTGGGTTACGAGACGCCTTGAAACGCGCTGCGACGTTGCGTGTACCCTCGGTGAATGCTTTCTCAACCATGCCGCCCTGCGCCACGCCAGGGAGTTTGCGAATAGCAGAGAGTTGGCGCCCACGTTCGCCAAACCACCCAAAGTGGTCGTAGGCAACACCTTGGAAGGCTTTGAAGTGCGCGCTGTACGTTGCTGGGTTAAGCGGGTGGATACCAGCCATTGCGTTGAATGTTGCGCCGCCGATGAGGTTGTTACGGAGCCACGCCGGGCGCAAGGGGAGCGTGATGAAGCGCCAGTTGTCACTGAGGTTGTCCCATAACCGCATGAGCCCACTCGTTGGCTTGAACCGTTGGGTCATGTGTTCGTGGACGATTTCGGCGGCCTCACGAGGGACCGCCCATGTCTCGCCCTTTCGGACGCCCATCGTGCGAGGCGCGCGAGCAGAGGCGTTGTCGAGCAGCTTGTCGAATCGCGCGACGCTCGCAGCTTCGTCACCAGCGTCTACACGCTTGCGCATGCCGTCGAACAGCGTGTCAAGTTCGTGGGAGAGCGTATACATCTGGTAACGCCCATTTGGGTGGAGGAACTGATGGGTAGCTTGCTCACCAGTCTTGGCGTCACCAGCGAAACGCTTGTCCTTCGCAAGTTCAGTGAAACGCGCCTTGTCGCGCGGAACCTTTTCACCACCATAGGCGTTGATGACATGGTTCATCACGTCAACGTAGTTCGCGTGGGAGGCGGCTTGCTCGTTCATGTTGAGCATGGCACGTAGGAGGGGGTCGCCGAGTTTGCCCATCTCAGCCCGCACGAGCTTCTCGACCTGGGGGTTGCCACGCTCAAGGGCGGTTTGGAGCTTCTCTTGAAGGCGACGAAGGGGTTCGTGAGGCTCTAACACCTCAAGGACGCCGGCACGTTGAAGCGCCCCTCGGTTGTACTTCCACGGTTGTGCTTCGCGGAGTTTGCTTGACACTGCGCCGAAGGTCTGTTGCGCCTTCGTGAGCACCTCAGCAGAATGCGGTACGTAGAGGGCACCCTGCCCCCCAGCGAACTCGTTGAGAATCTCATGGGGGTCAATGCTGCCTTCGAGGATTTGCTGGATGCGATTCCCCGGCTTACCAGGGCCGGGAATGTCGGGCATTGGGTTTAGCCAATGTGCCTGCTCAACCGTTGTGGCAGCAAGCCCTTCGAGGCGCATCTTGTCGACGCCCTTGTTCCACTCAGCCTTCTTCGCGTCGTACACAGCGTCGCGGAGCGGTTGAGTACGGCGGAGCAAGCGTTGCTCTTCAGCCTTCGCGAACTCAGTCTCATGTACTTCATCGAGACGCTGTTGACGTACGGCTGGGTCGGCGAACGCTGGGTCGGTGTCGATACGCCGAGCCTCCTGCAACACGCGCTCCTGGGCGATCGTCTCAGGGTGGAGATTGAGCGTTGTTTCTACACGAGTCTGGATCTGCTCCCACTCAGCCATATGCTGGGCCATGCGCTCGCCAAACTGGTCTAACTCGCCGCCAGTTGGGGGCATGAGTGACATTTTCCCCTGAGTGTAGGTTGGGAAGTAGGCGCGTTCCTCGGGTGACATGCGACCATAGAAGGCTTTGATGTCGGCATTGTTCTGGTTAATGATCGCTTCTTTGATGATGTCGGCGCGGTAGGTGGCTTCTTGGAGTTCGTTGCGTACCTCTTGCTGACGCATGTACGATGGGTACTTCGTACGCGCGATCGCTTGGCCACCTTTGTAGAGGGCGTTGATTGGGTCGAGGGAGGTGCTAGCGTTAACGACGGCTTCGCCGATTCTGCTGAGTTTGGCGATCTTGGCGGCGCTACCGGCTACTTTGAGCCCGAGCCCGGTGCCCGTCCCTACGGTGGCGATGTCGGAGAGCGTGAGTAGTGGGTCGTCAAGTGTCCTTCTCGTCACAACGTCCCACACGCTCTCACCTTCGCGTGGGGTGTAGTCTTCGACGAACGCTTTACCTAGAAACTTGGTGGCGGCGGTGAGCGGCCCAAGGATTGGCCCACCAGGCTCAGAGATAAGCGCCTTGGCGCCGTGCTTGATGGTTTCGCGCCCAGCTTCGGTGAAGGGGAGAGTGATAAGACCGACGTAGCCTTGGGCGAGTTCGCCTAGATCGCCGAACGCACCTCGGCTAAACCGATCGAGGGTTCCTCGTGACTGAGGCACGAGCGTCTTAAGCGCTTCAATACGCGCTTCAGGCTCTATACGAGGGGCGAAACGTTCGCTCGCAGGGGCGGGACGGACAGGCGCACCGGGGGCGGGCGCAGTCGCCTCTAAGCCTGCTTCAGTGTCTTCGTCGTCGTCTTCCTGACGCCGAAGAAGCTCCTCAATGTCTCGGAGTGGCATGCACGCTTAGCGTTGGAGGTATTGACGAAGCTGCTCGTCGTCCGACTCACCTTCGCCCGCACCAAACGCTAGTGAGCGTGACTCTAGCCGGCCGAGCAAATCTGCCTTATCAAGCATCTCCTTACGTTCACGTTCCTCGCGGGCCTGACGTTCTTCATCGAGTATCGTGTCCAAATCCACTTTCGCTTGCGCGGCCTCGGTAGAGGTTCGTTGGATGGTATGGCCAGGGATGTCCTTACCCAGCTTTTCAGGATTATACAAGCGCTTATAGGCTTGCTTCATGATGTAATCGTATGCCTGTTTGTTGATGCGCTTGTTAATTAAATCGCTGTGAACTTGCTCCTTCATGCTGAGAAAGCCTTCAAGAACGCCTTTGTCAAGGTAACGTTCTCCAACCTCGATAGCCTTAACGGCTTCGTTCTCCTTACGTTTAGCAGTTGCGGCTTTTGGGCTTGGCGCCAACTTCTTCAGCTTCGTCCGCGCAACCATGCGGCTGCGTTCGTCTTTAGGTGAGAGTAAGGCATTTTCGCCCATGAGCGCACTAGGATCTTCGACGAGTTGCCCTTCGCTGTCACGCATGCTCGACACGCCAGCGGCGGCTTCGAGGGATGCACGATGAATCTCTGCTGGGTCGTACTGTGGGAGCGTGGCCTTGCCAAACGGTGCGTTGGTAAACGTGCGTGTGTCGGCGCCAAGCATCTCCGAGAGGCGAGAGGCACCCTCCGTTAGAGGAGCCTTGGTAGGCTGCCCACTTTCATGTGATGGACGTGGTTGCTTACCCGGTCCGATCCAGCCCTCCTCCTCAACATTCCCAAGCAACTCGGCTTCAGAGGAGCCAGGGCGGATGATGCGGCCTTCTTGAGTAAGAAAACGATTGCCGCTAGGGATAGCGACGAGTGGTTTACGAGCCATTTAACTTCTCCAAATGTCCGATCATAGCGTTTGCACCGCCCTCGGCGAACATTCTAGCTTCATCCTCACGACGCACAACCAAGCCTGCAAGGCGGCGCTTGCCCGCTAGCGTCCACCGTCGTAGTTCATAGGGGACCGCGCAACAAAATCCGGCGTTGAGTTTACTAAGGAGTGTAGCCCGGGAGAATGCCCCAACACCTACGTTGAACACAAATGATACGAGAGCGTCGAACTGGGCTTGGCGGATTGATGCACGTACGAGGCGATTGACAGCTTCTTCAGCAATCTCTAGATCACTACGAAGCAGTTCAGCCGCTTCTGCCTCAGAGATGCCGTTGCTGAACGGCGCTTCACTGGCAAGATCGGTACCAACTTCTCCTTTATGCACGAGGTGCCCATAGCCTACAGTAGCATGTCCAGCAGCGTCATTGTAAAGCTGGGCACGAAACCCTTCATGTTGCGCGATGAACTTTACGCCGGTTTCGCTAGTGCGACGTTGCACTAGAGCCCCTTGTACTCATCCTGCAACTGCCGCTTGCGCACGGGATCTTGCTCCTCAGAAATCTTGCGGAGCAAGTCTTGCTTATGCCGATCGACGGTAGAGCCCATCGGACTGGGCATTTCCTTACGGAGCTTGTCGGCACGGGCCTTGAGGGCTGCTGTGGCACGAACCTGCTCCTCCTTGCTAACGCCGGCCATGTTACTTCCGCCCGCCATACTGTGAGCCACCAGTAATGGCCTCTGTGTAGTCGTCCTCAGCCTCTACACCTGTCGCGCGTTCTGATAGTTGCTTGCGTCGACGCCGCTTAGCGGCATCTTCGGCCAAGGCACGTTTGCGCATGATAGAGGCTTCGTCGTCCTCAAAAGCCGGTCGTTGTTTGGCTGCCATCGGCTACTCCGGCTTACCAGGGTCGAGCGCAACCACGGCATCCTGGATGAGTTTGTCGAGGATGCGCTTAGTCGCGGGGATACCATGTTCGCGCGCGAGTGTAGCTAGCGTCTCACGAACCCGCACCTTCTTGGTATCGCCTGGAAGCTCGACGCCTTCATAATTAGCAACGAGGCGCGCGGCTTCAGCTTCCAGCACAGCCATACCCACAGCACCAACTACGCTGAGGATGTTCGCCGCAGCTGCGCGAACGATGTCAGTGATACCCGAGTTGACGAACCACGCCTTGATTGTGCTGAAAAAGCTCATTTGACAACTCCCTTTACAAAGCGCACGACATCTGAGGTCGTTTGCCCAGTGATGTAAACTCCGCTGATGACGGTGATGAAATCGAGGTACTTGCTTGCTGTCACCCCATCCGTGATATACTGACAGGCGACGAAACCAGCCCCTAACGACGCGATAAAGCTCAGGAACCGCTTGCCAATGATGTCGAGCATCTACGTCGTTCTATCAGAAATAGAATGGTGTATCAAGTCTGCTAGGAGCTAGCCTACCTCTTTGTAATACTTGACGCAAGCTTCCCCTCGATCTGACCGAGGGAGCGGTTGATCTCCCCAAGTTGTGCTATCATCTTGTCCTGCCCGTCTGCCATACGCTCGATACGAAGGAGGAGTTCGAGGGAGCGCTGCTCAACCGTGGCGATACGGGCCTCGTTTTGAAGGGTGACGCGGCAGGTAGCGCCCCCGAGCGCGAGGGCGACGACGACGGCGGAGTTGATGAGGATTTGAGTCCAGGTGTTCATGGTATGAGTGTGAGCAAGGAACAATCTTCAGCAAGGAGCGTTCCACCCCCTTCGTCGTATTCGGATACTTGAATGCAGACAGCGTGCGAGCCAAGTTGGGAGCCCTGGTCAGTTACGACGATTGCACCAAAACGCTCTTTCTCTCCGGGGCCGAGCATGAATGTTTGATAAGGAAACGTCGTTCCATTTAACCATATGTCGGAATCGTTGGGAGCAACATTAGCAGCGACGAAGAAGGTACGTGTGAAGTTACAGCTAGGAGCGTCGTGGTTGATAAGGCGTACTTCAAATGGTACTTGCTCCCCAATCGCGGCAACCTCGGTGCCAGGAGTGATAGCGAGACCGGGGGTGCGCTCAACGCAGGCACGGGCCTGGGCAGTAGTAGTAAGGACGGCGAGCACAAGGATTGTGACGAATGGTTTCATGTGAACCTCCTACTGTTCATGGTTTACCCTCCATTGTGACAGTAATGCGGCCCGCAGCTGCTAGCGTTCCGCTCAGATCATACTTCAGACTCATGCACGCACCCGCAGGGACACTGACAGCAACGTCGGACCAACAGGCAGACTTTGCGGTAACGGTCACGAGGGTTGAGGTTGTACTGGTGCTGGAGGCATACGCTGCCACGCAGTCCTGCCCTACGGTCGGAGCCGCCGTCGAGTACGAAAGTGTAATCGTTGCTGTGATCCCACTGTCCATCGCCGTGTCGAACGCTGTGCAGCCCGAGAGTTTGCCGATTGCGCTCCCGGTGACCCAACTGCTTGCGTTGTCGGTAAGGTCAGGGGTTACCGCCGTACCCATGAAGAAGTCGGTAGTGAAATTGCCGCTCTCGCCGTACCACACCATGCCCCCGGCGGTGAAGGGGGAGCCAGTATCTGTGCTGCACGCAAGCCCCATGTTCTGCCCACCGGAATTTGCTGGGCTGCTTATCGCGTCCATCTGGAGTTGGAAGCATCTCCCGGCGGGGATTGCCGCTGCGGTTTGGGCGAACGTACAGTTATTGATCGCGCTGGTTACCGTGCAACTAGCGAGCGTCGAGTAGCTCAGATCTGTGCAGTCTTGGCTGCTCGTAAGGGCCGCCGTAGACCCCAACAGATTGTAGACCCAGCTTGCTGCCCCACCTGGCACAGCGTCTACAATGAGCATCCCTTTGCATGTTTGGATGCTTGTAGGCGAAATCCAGAAGGTTTGGTCCGTGGCTGTCGCCGCATTGTGCGGACCAAAGAACCGATCTGCCGTGAGGCCAGTTGGTTGGGCCCCGTTGAACGTCATTTCCCCGTCTGTGGGAGAGGATGTAGTTATGCAGTCTATAGAGTAGTTAAGGTCCCCAGGAGACATTGGGGTAGTAACTGGAGTAAACCGCAAAGTCATACAGGTATTCGCGGCGGCATTGCCGGTAAGCGTTGCAGTGCCAGTGAGGTGGCGGTTCGTTAGGGCTATCGACCCGACGTTTGCTACCTCCATTGAGGCGAGGTTCCCAACACAATCTGTTGTTGTCCCAAACGCCGTATTCTCGTAGAGAAGGTCGACAGTCCAACTACCAGTAGTTGGGGCGCTAAGCAGCGCTATATCTACAACACAGGAGGATAGCGTTTCGGTTGTGACTACGTACGCAGCTTCCGTAGAGCCGCCTGCGATACAGCCGTCGAGATTATTCCCCTGTCCACAATGAAACGTGGCCGTGCTCCCACTTCCGTAGTTGCTCGCAAAGTTTGCTCCACCGTCTGGTGTCGAGGTTGCGGTGGGGGTAGGCGTGGTAGTGGGGGTCGCGGTAGCAGTGCGGGTAGCTGTGAGAGTGGGTGTGGGAGTTGGAGTGCGCGTCGCGGTGGGGGTGGGAGTTTGCGTAGGTGTTGCTGTTAACGTCGGGGTCGGGGTCGGCGTAGTAGTTGGGGTTGCCGTTGGTGTTGTCGCGCAGAAGATGTCGCCTTCGGCATCTGTAAGGAGAGCGGAGGAGCAGTTAGGCTTTTGTATGAGGCGTACTTGGGGAATAGTGCCGGTACCACCGTCTGAATGAAGTAACAAAGCCCCAAGTGGCGTACCACCCGCACCGGACACGCCAACATTAAATTGTATCCTTCCTGGAAGATCAGTGCCGCTTGGTGCCGCATCAGCAAAAGTCTCAATCGTTATGCCGAGACTTTCAAATAAACCGTTTTTCCCTAAGAACGCGATTGCTCCTAAGCTATCATTAACCGCAACTGATGTTGGGCTCGCGCTTGTTCCTCTAGCCCGGAAGAAATGTATTTGCCCGTTTGTAACCCCAAACGCAGACAGTTTATGTATTAAGCTTGTACCCTCCGACTGGAGCCTAAGTTCAGCATTACCTCCGCTTGTGTCTACGACCCCCAACACATTCGTAGCCTTATTATATGTTAACACCCCCGTATCCGTCCCAAGCACCCCTCCATCGTTGAAGATTACGTCCTGGTCGGCGGGTGGGACGCAGATGAGGCACGGGGCGCTGCTCGGCCCTGTCGCCGTGGGGGTAGGCGTTGGCGTGAGCGTGGGAGTAGGCGACACAGTTACCGTGGGCGTGGGAGTTACCGTGGCCGTGGGAGTCGGGAGCGCAGCGACACACGGCGTGCAGATAAGGTCCCCCGTCGCCTCAATCCCCACCGCGCACGTCCCTGGGGCGCAGTCGGTAGGGTCGAAACAGAGTTCGTTCGCGCACTGGTGCTGGTGGCAGAGCGGGGCGTCTGCCGCCCCACCTATGCATAATCCCCACTTGAATATGTTGCCGTCGTCAATAGGGCACTCGCCGAGTTGTGGAGGGTCGTCAGGAGCGAAAATCTCATGGGGGATGATAGACTCTTGAGCAAACGCCCGCCCAGCGGCAGCGAACAGCAACAAAAGTATCAGTACGAGCTTGGTCATGGCGTACTCGTCGGTGATGGAGTCGGCGTCGCAGTGCGAGTGCGGCTAGGGCATGGGCCACCAAGACACGGCGAAGGCATCGGGCACGTGGGGGTGGGTGTTGCCGTCCTCGTGGCCTGTGGTGTTGGCGTCGGTGAGGTCGACGGTGTTGGCGAACGGCTGGGCGTAGGAGTCCGTGAGGGCGTTGGGGTACGCGAGGGAGTTGGCGTGCGGGTGCGCGTAGGCGTGGGCGTGCGTGTGGGGGTTGGGGTAGCGCCGCCAGTGCAAGAAAGTAGCTCAAATGCCTCAGTGTCGGGAGGCGCCGCACCTGCCTCACCTCGCAACGTCGCGGTGAGTCCTGCGTTGCCTGTTGGGTATGTTACACAAGAAGTAGCCACCCCTGGTTGTGCAGTCACGGTGCCACAACCAGCTTCCCAAATCGCCACACAAGCTGGTTCAACTCCAGTGTCTTCGGGGGACGACGGGGTAGTAATGGCTGGGCCGGTGATGTCAATGAAGTTTACGTCAGTCCCGTTAGCAACTGGGTTGCTGTTGATGTCAGAGACGATTGCAGAAATAATCATCATGCATTGACCTGCTGTAAGCACAGTGCAGGCAGGCGGTTGGACAAGCACAATCTGATTTGGTGGCAAAGGAGTTGCTGTGGCCGTTGGGGTGGGTGTCAGCGTAACCACCGGTGTGGGCGTGGCCCCTCCAGCGTCGCACTCTAGCGTCCACGTCTCACCGCCTGTGCCTATGGCCGTCCCGCTCTCCACTGCTTGTAGCTGTAGGCAGCCCTTAGCCAAAAAGGGGATACTCGCACCAGTGAAGCTGCAATTACGGTCATTGTCAGCAATGGTGCAGAGAGTGGCAGTCGAGGTCATTGTGGCATTGATGCAATGCTGGGCAGCGGTGAGCGCAGGGGAGTAATTTGCCCGGATCGCCCACGAGTTACCCACGCCAGGCGGATTCACTACGTTCACGACCCCAGAGCACGAACTTGGCCTAACATTGTAGCCGTTAGGCACAATCCAGCGTGTGAGTTGTGAGTCGATAGTTGTGGCCTCGCGGGCCATTAAGAATGACGAAGTGCGGTTCGTTGTGGACACACCTTGCCAAACAGGCCCCCCGGCGACGTAAGGTGCAATGGGATCGCCTGTACAGTCTACACTCCATGACCAACCGCCACCTGTGCTGTCAGGTGGGAGGCAAGAGTGTGGCCCGTCAATGCAGGTGCAGTTAGCGTTAACAGTGCAAGTACTACCAGCAGAACAGCCATCGTGGCACCGGGAGACTTGCGATAATCGTAACCGCATACAGCTATTCGTGGCTATGTCAAATGATTGGTCGACTGTAAATGCACAGTGTTCTTCTGCCCCAGAGATAGAACATTTCGTGATTGGCGTGTACGTGAGATCTGTACAGCGTTGAGTGCTTGTGAGCGGGGCCGTTGAGCCTTCAAGAACTACGTCCCAGTTACCTTTTATTGGGTTTGACGCTGTAGGGGGGCTCGTGAGATACACACCGCCTGCGCAACCTTCAATGTCAGTTGTAGTAATCCACTGAGAAAGCAATGTTGGTGGGTTGGTACCTGATATATGCCCCATTACGAAATTGGCTTGGCCAGATGTATTACCAGCATTGCCAGGGTCGTTATACGATGAGAAGCCATCGGCGCGCTCGTCTTCGCAGTAGACTGAGGCGTTGATTGAGCCAGGAGTAGTGGTGTTGCCGACACTGGGCGTTAGCTTATACTGCAAGCACGAGTCCACTGCCACACCAGGGGCAGCGAACGTGTGGGACCACGAGCAGTTCTTGTTTGGTGGTATGATGATACACGCTACGCCTGTCGAGAGGTACGTAGCTTCGTCGCAGCTTTCGTTAACCCCTAGAGCAATGTCGCTGTATAGCAACTCAATTGCAAAATTCCCTGTGGGCGACGTTTCCACGGCGACTGTGCCGCTGCACTTCTTGAGATTCTGTTGGGTCTTCCACCATGGCGCTGGCTCAGAAAGACTACGATCAGCGCTTGCGGCTCGACCAATGAAGCAAGGCGCGGTTGTAGAAGTGCATTGCAATGTGTTGCTACTACCGTTGCTAAAGAACATCGGCCCACCGTCGATTGGCGTTGGGGCGGCTGTTGGCGTCGCTGTAGCTGTGGGTGTGGCTGTGCTCGTCGGGGTGGGCGTAGGGCTTTCTGATGGTGTTGGAGTAACTGTTGGTGTAGGTGTGGCAGTCAGCGTAGGGGTAGCAGTTACAGTCTGCGTTGCAGTCACCGTAGGTGTGACTGTGATGGTTGGCGTCGGCGTGGCCGCAGAAACTTCCTCGCACGTCACTGCCCACGTCTCCGCGCCCGACCCTTGAACACCAACCTCCGTCACACGTAGGCGCAGGCACCCACCCGCAGGGACGTTGAGCGTAGCGTCCGTGAAGCTACATGAGTTGGTATTTGTCGTTGCATCGATGGCGCATACAGTCCCCGTACTAGTCCAGTCAGTGCTGAGTATTGGGCAGTCGTCAGCGTTGGCGACAGCGGTGTCTGTGCCTTCGAGTTCGATAGTCCACCCGTTCGTCCCGCCGCCCCCTGCGGAGGTGTTCATCGCGACGTGGCCAGAGCAGGACGTGAGCCCGGTTGACGTAACCCACTGCCCATTCGCGTTACCCGCTCCTGCGATCCGCTCGCCGCTTCCGAGGAAGTGGCTGGTCGTGCCGCTAGAGCCGTCGCCGCCGTAGAACACCGGGGGGCCACTCTCGAACGTTGCAGCGTTGTCAAGGGAGCATGAGACAACGACGTGGTGGCCGGCTGTGTTGACTGCGGTCAGCACCTCATCGAAGAACACCCGGAAGCAACTCCCCTTGGGGATGTTGATGGCGGAATCGATGGCCTTGGTGCAGTTGTTGTCGGTGGCGGTGAGGGTGCAGAGGGCAGTCGTAGTTGTGAAGGCCAGGTCGACGCAACTCTGCGTCGTAGCGAGCGTGGTATCCGAAATCTGGAGGCCAACGTTCCACGTCCCTGAGCCTCCCGAGGGCGTATCCACCACGATCCACGCGCTACACGCGGAGTAGTCCTCCGTGGCAATCCAGTGGTTCGCGTCGGAGCTGCTCGCCACGGCGTTCGACTCAGGGCCGATGAACGTGTCCCCCTGGATGCCCGTGTCGGTGTCGAAGTTAAAGGTGGTCAGGCCGTCGCTGTTGGCGTCTTCACAGTCGATGGTCTGACCCACGAGGGTGGCCGCTGCGGGAACCCCTGTTGCGGTGAGCCGGTACTGGAAGCACGTCTTGGCCGCAATCCCGATCCCCCCGTTGATGCTGGTGAGGTCCTTCGTCCAGTCACAAGAGTTGTCGGTGTCGGAGATGGTACAGAGCGTCCCAGTGGTCTCCATTGAGGCGACGTTCGAGGCGCAGTCGGCAGTGACCCCGAGGGCGGTTTCCTCATATAGCAACTCGACCGCCCACGACGTTCCCGCGCCTGGAGCGGTCCTGAGCGTCACCATCCCCGTGCATGTCTTGAGCGCTTGGTCCGTTACCCAAAACGTCCCGTCGTTGGTTTGAGTCGTGCTTGGAGTGGACGCGCCGCCGCCGAAGTAGGTCGCCGTCCCGATGGTATTCCAATACTGGTTAGCGAAATGCGGCCCGCCGTCCTTGACTGCCCCCGCAACAGCAGGGAGTAGTAGCAATAGGACTAAGAAGCCAAGTCTAACGACGACGCCCAAAAGTTCCTCTCCCTCTAGAGGAAGCGCTGCCAAATGCCGGCCCAAATGAGCTTCGAGGGCGTTGTGCTGGGTTCATGCCCTCTGGGCCAGCTAGGCGCTCATCCTCAAAACGAGGAAGGCCGTAGCGTTCGGCGCCGACAGTGCCAATGCGCTCAGTTTCGGCTCGCGCCCAGTCAAGTGGCTGGCGTGCGTTGAATTGGCGTGCGTCCTCGGCCAACTTGGCCTTTTGTGCCTCAAGCTGCGCGGCGATCGACGAAGACATTTGTTCGTACTTCGCGGCGTCGATGAGTTGGTTGTTGAAGGCAGAGTCGAGTTGGGCTTGCAACTGTCGCGACTCTTGGAGCGCGCCTGCATACGCGAGATTACGTTGGCCCATCTGTTCGTTGAAACCGCCTGCGAGGCTTGCGTAGGCGCCTGTCGCTGCTTGGTAGCCAGGCAGGGCCTGTTGGCGGATTGCGCTTGCACCTTCGAGGCCGGTAAGCGCAAGGGCTTGCATACGGTTGGTAGCGGCTCGACGGCCAGCACTGCCACCACCATAGCCCTGGCGTTGCCGTTGGATGCTGGCAAGCCGGGTGTCCTCGCTTGCCGCAATGGCTGTACGCTCAGAGGCGAGGTTCATCAAGTCCTTGAAGGCAGCCGAGTTCTGAGGGTGGTTGAACTCGTTGAGGAAGCCGAGTGCTTCCCCACGTACCTCGCCAATACCCTCACGCGACGGGGTGCCAAAATCACCCAACGCCGGGCCTTGGACGATGGGCCGCGCAATAGGCGGCTTACCAAGCACACCGCTTGAGCTACTACTAACGCCAAAAGCGCCACCGCTACGACGGCTACCAATGATTCTACCACCAAATGGCCGAGAACTGGTTGGGGTAGCATAGTTAATTGGCATGATATATCACCTTTATCCTACTGTGATGTAAATTGCAAATAGTGCATCACCCGCTGCTGGGGGATCGCCAACGATTAGGAGGAAGGGATTGTCTCGATTCCAATAGAAGGATTCGGTTGGCGGTGGGTTAGCGTTTGAACGTTCAAGCCGGATGGCAGTGTTCGACCCGGTACGATGGTGGATGACAGCAATGTTCTCACCTGTTGGGGTGTTCGAGAGTGTGTAGGTGGTGTTGGCACCATCCATTACGCCTAATGGTGGATCGTCGATGACGAGCCGTTCGCGGGTGAGCGTGGGCGCCTGGTCGTTGATGAGCGATTTTGTCTTGAGGGCAAGCGAGCGCTCCGTGTGGCTTTGGCGCTGGCGCTCGGCGTCGATGTCGATACCGTAGGCTTTCGCTTTGTTGTAGATACGCTGGCGTGCATCGCGAATACGTTCGCGGGGCGTGCTCATACTGTACCTACCCTAGATTCACGTATGCGCGGACCGAGGACGTGCCACGAAGCTTGCCAGTGTTCGAGGCGGAAGGGCTCGTTTGCCGCGTGTTCGACGGTTACGCTGAACGATTGGGCTTTCACGTTTGTTTGAAGCCGCATGTGTTGCCGCCCCACGCGCAGCCCTGCACGACGGTTCGCCAGTTCATTTTGGTACTCGCCAACGTGAAAGCGGTAGACAGAGGTGGGCGACGTAGGGATGTCGCGGAGGTTGAAAGCGAACTCACGAAGCCGTTTGAGGTAGTCGAGCCGATAGGCGTCAAAACTACCAGCATCGTCCATCGACGATGGTATGGGGCCGAATTTCGCCATGCGTTGTATAGGGGCAAACGTGTTATAGTCCCATTCGTCTCTGTGTCGCTCCCAGTCTAGGTAGTACAGGCGGTTGACGACTGCCACGACAATGATGTCGTTACCTTCTTCATCTTCGATCTGAGATACGTGTGTTGCAGGGATGTCCCAGAGTGTCCATGCACCATAGACATTGCCCAGTTCGTCGTCCTCTGCATCAGGCGACAAATCCATGGAGTAGACGAAGTTAGCCCAACGGTCGGCAATACACCCAGCGCGCGTGCATTTAATGCGCTTGGGGATGACACCAGTAGGGTCGTCGAAGAAGTCTTGGCAAAGTATTTCAGCCATTATGACACGTTCACGAAGCTAATGTCGACATCGGGGGCTGGGATAGGCCCTGCAACAGTCACTACGACAAACATGCTGGAGACTATTGTAACGATAAAGGAGTCTGTAGTTACGTCGCCACCCCTGAAGAACGGGAGAGGAATGCCATCTGGCGCTAGCAGGTCTGTTTGAGGAGTGCCGAACACGCCGACTGTATCGTTTGAGAGAACGAAGATGCCTTTCTTGTGGATAGCTCCCGAAAAGAAAAATGCAAATCTGTACTGTGGTCCACAGCAACCTCCTGAGCGGCTCCTAAGCAGAATACTTACTATGCTATTCTCAGGCGCGTTTGTGACAGCTACCGTCATCTGGCCATTGATATTGCCAACACTAGAGGTGAGGCTTACGTTAGGGTCGCCATTAAGGAATTCTTGGTGTGCTTGGAGCACCTCATGGGACTCAAAACTAAGATTATCGAGGAATGCTTGATAGAACCCAGCATCTTCGAAGGCAAATGCCTTCTTGGTAACTGTAAAAGTCACGCCATTATCGTCTGCGGTTGGTGGCACGCGTTTAGGGTTGAACGCTGGTCCTGGTTCACACAGCGGCATTAGGCTTCAACCTTATCGGGGTCACAAGCAGGCTCCCCAGTGATTGGGTCAATGTAAGTTTCTTGGGGTTGCTCTGGCAAGCATGGGGGTGACGTGGTGCCTACGCCACAAGGATTGATGTCGGCGCCTGGATCATCACATGGTGGGTGGTCACATTCATCGTCGTCGGAGCAATCAAGCTCAACTGTCTCTATAAGTTCGTGCCAGTGCGCAAGTTGCTCTGGGGTTAGCGTAGCCTCGAACGCGGCGACTGCGGCTTCGTCGCACAGGTCGATAGGAGGCGGGCCAGGAAACTCGACGACAGGCGGTAGGGGATCTGGCTCAGGGTTAATAGGGTCGGTGAAGCAAGGGACGCCGTTCTCATCTACACCTTCAGGGTGTACGAGGCAGGCGGGCGGGTCGAGGCAGTTGTCGGGGTCAACCTCACACGGATCTTGGGGGGTCACGTCGGGATTGCACTCACCGAACAGGTGGATGGCGATGAAGCGGTTGACTGGAGTACCAACGGCGCCTGGGTCCATAGTGATCCAGACAGCGCCTACATCTCGAAGGTCCGTAGTGAGAAACAGGTCGAAGACCTTGCGCTCGCCGCTCCGCACTCCCGTGAACAGGCTGTTAAGCGCAAAACGCCTGCGCCGCGCCCACTCTAAGGTCGCTGTGCTGCGAGTCCACAGTTCTAGGAATGGGACATCAAGGGCCGCGTAGCTTGGGCGTAGCTTCACGAGCGCGCCAGAGAAGAATGCTGGGAAGCGTAGGAATGTGAGGAGGGCGCCTTCACGCTCCAATTCGCCGGTTTGCTCGAAGTCCTGGTCCATCAAGCCAACTTGTGCGGCGGTACCCCACGACGCGGCGGTGGCGGCCGGGTTATCTACATCATAGTCAACAGTTTGCTGAAGGGTGTAGTTGTCTCCTGAATCGAGGCCGACTCGGCGGATGCGCCTACTCATTAAACGTCTCGGAGGCCCCGTTGTGCTCGCTCAGCTGGTGTAAGGTGAAGAAGCTCCTCAGCGTCCTTGCCTTTGCGAGGCTTACGTTTTAGTAAGTCCTCAATGTCCCGAATAGCATCTAACTCCTGCTGACGTTTCTTACTGGCGCCAAAATCCTCAAAGGCTAACCTTTGTTTAACTTTAGATTTGTCACTCATTACCGAGATTCTCCACTTCTCGCCGTTTGCGCGTCGCACCGAAGCCCCACCACATGAATACACGGCGTTTACGGTCGAAGGCTGCTGAACTGCCGAGCGAGAAGTCCAGCGCAGCGTAGAGTTGGTCAATCGCGCCGCTCAGCCGCACAGCGTGGATGCCCCCAGTGCCGCTCTCATACCGCTCGATGCGGTATACGCCATCGCGGGAGGCGAACATGATTGCGTTCTCGACCGCTATCACTGATCCAGGAGCGAAGCACCCAATACCGATACGGTGGCCACCACCAGCAGCCAGCACGGGCACAGGCTTGTACTCCTCGAACACCTCGCCAGCAATGGCCCACGTCCCAACTTCCTTGAATGCGACGAGCCACTCGTGCATGGAGCTAAGGGCAGCGAGCCTGTCACCGTCCCCATGAGCCACGGGGATTTCGTTATCATCGGGCCAGCCCTCAGGCACCATGTAGTCGGGGTGTTGGTTAGAAAAGCGCACGAGTGAGAGGTCGTCGATCATCACAGCGGCGAGTTGGCCTCGATGCTCTGCGAGCGCTGAGAACGGGTGAGGAGGCGGTGTGTTGACTAGCTCCTCGGCGGGCGTGCGTCCTTCGAGCACAGCATCCGACGTAGTATCGGTGATGTCATTGCCAATGTCAGCAGTCCCAATGAATCGGTAACTACCACGCGAGGCATTCGTGCGATAGAGGGACCATTTGGTGACCTGGGGGTCGTTGTAGTTTGCTGGATCGGTAGGTGAGGAGAACGTGTTCGTCTGACACGTTGTATTGGTGACGGTGAGTGGATTCTCGTTAAGGTCACTTTCGTGCCACGGAGAGCTGAGCGTCCACTTGTAATCGCGCTTGCCAGCCTCGATACAGTTGGGGGCGACGCCAGCGGCTATGACGGGCGCGCCTGGCGGCATGAGCATCGTCTTAATGCCCACGCGCGTCAGCGCTTGGGTTACACCATCGTACTTGAGGTTGGGGTTTAGCCCGTCGTAGATGAAGGTGAGGTTTTGCCCGCCTGAGATAGAAAGGAAGTTGACCTTAAGCGGCGTCGCCCGAGTTTGCTCGTCATCAGGCATGCTAGTGAGCAAAAGCTCCACTGGATCGGCACCAGGCAAGAGTCGATAGAGTTTCTCACCAGCAGCAACAATGAGTTCACGGGTACCATCCTCATAGACATGCCATCCGTGGCCGCGAATAGGATCGGGGAAGGGTATAGCGTGGATGGGGCGTAGGCCGGGGCGGCCCGCGAGAATGCCCCCAGGGACGTAGACGTTTAGTGCCTCTCTTAGATAGCCGGCTTGATGTTTACGGGGGTGCTCGCGGGCGAGAATGCCACGAAAGTAGGTGTCCTGAGTTTGAGCGGCGCGAGTAGCCACACTACGTTAGCTCCCAAACGAGAGCGACGAGACGGTTGGGCGCCCAGAAAACGCGACGGTGATGTAAGTACCAGCGCCAGTCGTGATAACAGTGAGGCCCTTCGAGAATGTCACTGGGCCGTCAAACTGAATCCCAAGCACTGACGTGTTGACCGTAGCGATGAGCGTGGTGTCGTCGGTAGTACCACCAGCGGGGGTGTCATAAAACTTAGCGAGGGTGCCAACCACGCCGACGTTCACGCGCGCAAGTACGCCGCCACCAGCAGCAACCATTACCTCAGTGCCATCGCCCTTAAGTTGTGCGTATTGATACTCACCAAGTGAGTAACTTGGGTTGCGGTTTGTTGGTCCGTAGACTGCGGTGAGTGCCATTAGTTCTCCTAACTACGCGATGAAATCTTCCAAAAATCCATCAACCGTTCGTGTATCCTTCACCTGTCGCGGCCCGGCGGCCCTCGTCACCATGTCCAGCTTGTCTGAATAGTCGGCGCCAGCGATGTTTACTTCGTCGGCGATCCCCTGCTTCCGATAACAGTCGAGCACCACATAGCTAATCACGGCGTCGAGCATGATGTCGTTGAAACCCGAGCCTTCGAAGGTATCGCGGCCAATGAGGGTGCGTGGGCCTTGGATGTAATCGAGGCGCACGTTCTGAGGTTCAGAGAGTTGGGGCGTAGGCCGCACGAGCAAGCGCGGGCCAGCTTCGCGCCAGATGACTTCCATGACGTAACAGCCACCGGTGTCGGGCGCGAGTTCGTGTTCGAGCTGGCGGAAGTCGCTGTGGGTGATGTCACGCATCACGAAACGCGCAATAGGGTCGGCCAACGGATCGGGCACGACCATCTCGAACGCCAACAGTTCGTAGAAGTCGGGTGGCAACTCCATCTCGCTTACGTTGGCGGTGAGTTTGAGCGCCGCAGGGTTATATTGGCGCCCGTAGATGCCAAATGGGGCGTCGCTCGACACGATTGAGCGCACGAACCAGTTCTCCTTGGCCTCGCGCGCTCGTTGCCACACCTTACGCATCCCCCGGTTCATGGACTCGATGATGAATCGGGTGGGCCAGAGGTTGTTGTTGGGGTCGCTGTCTTCGTCGATCTCGTCGCGCACCCGGCGTACAAGCGTGGAGACGGTCATGTTCGTCATCGAGGCACCGCCACGCGCCGCTTCTCCTCCCAACAGAGGTCTTCCCACGCCTCACACGCCACATCTCCAGACATTCGCTGCACTTTCGCTTTGTGGTCGCTCACGGCTTTATCGTATCGGGCGTCAGCCTCGTTTGAGCTTAGCTCAGCGTCACGTGCATGTGTGCCAGTCTGGCCCATCAACTCGGCGGCATTCCACTTGAGGATGAACAAGAACTTGTCGAGCGCGGGCAGGCCATCGCGGCGCCAACCAGTGTTCACGTAGCTGGGGTCGGTGCGCGGGTCGTACGCCCACAAGAACTGGAATCCATCCTGATAACATGTAAGCGTCTCGGGGGAGGCTTTGCCAGACTTGAAATGAAGGTAGGTGCGCTCGTCGACTTCTGCACACCCACACCGAAAGCGTTGCTCAACACGCCACCGTTGCTCGTACTCGCTCCACCGCACGCGGATTGGGGGGATGCCGCACAAGCCCAGGGCGAATTTGTTGTAGCTATCGAGACCTCGGGCGAAATTACTCGGCAGTCGGGGCGTCATCACTCAGTACGGCCTCGACCAGTTGCGAGTCAGCTTCCTCCAACCCACGATCGGGCGGCGGAGTGCGCTGCCCAAGGGGATTGGTCTTGAACCCACGGCCTTTGAGGGCCATCGCGCGGGTGCTGATGTCCATGACCTTGGGGGTGAGCGGTGTGCCATCGTCCGCGAACTTCTGCTCCATCGACTCTAGCGGGAATGACGAGGTTGGCGCGGCTTCCTCAGAGGTGAGGTCTGGCTTCGTCGGCACGCCATTGATAACGGTGCAGAGGCGCTCAACACGATACTCAGTGAAATGGTCCCACGTCACCGCTGAGTGGTAGATGTAATGGCGGGCCTCACCCACGGAAGGGATGAGTTTCTCTTCATGCGGCCCCCACACCTCCTCTTTACCGTCGAACGTGACGCTCACGGGGGCGTCGGTGCGATTGCGGATGACGACTGTTTCGTACCTGCTTGCCATAAATGTGTTCTCCTTTGGTCTCCTTTGTGAAAGCGAGCCCCCAGGCCGTAAAGGAGGGCAAACCGGCCTGGAGGCCCCTACTTCCTAACTAAGACTTCAGAGGCTCGACAACCAGCGTCACGATAACGCCGGTGAAATCGTCCCCTGCGGCCAGGAGCTTGCTTGTGACCACAATGAGTTCGCAAGCATCGAGTTGCTCGCTAACCTTGATGCCACAAGCGCCTTCTGGGCCGGCCCCGGCCGTAACGAGGGCCACTGAGCCAAGCACCCTGCCTGTGAGGCTTGCTTCTCGTACACGAATGGTAATGCCGTCACCGGCACCAGTCGACGTAAGCACCCCAACAACCACTCTCTCCAACTCCAAGTTCTCTGGGACTTGGATGACAGCAATCACTGCCTCGGTGTCGGTAGTTGCAACGAGGGCATCGGGGATTGGCCCAACAGTAAGGTACTTGCCACCGTACAACTCTCGTTCAATGTCACTTTGTGCCATTATTCATTCCTCCTTATGACCACACAACGTCGATAGCAACGGGGTCGGTGGCGTCGAGGTCGGTAGTCCCATCAACGGCTTGGTTTGCCACGACGTTGATGCTCGTACCGCATTCGATGCCGTTGTCTTCAGTGAGATAGACAGTCTCCGAGGACTGTCGTACTTTGCACCACACACGTGCGCGGATGACCGTGCCATCGAGAATGTCAACTGAGGCGTTGGCAGTTGCCTCGACCCCAGCCGAATCAGCGTTGGACTTCACCCGGATTCCATACACCCTGCCAGGCGAGCCCTTGATGACAGTGGCGGTTGCGTTCGTACCGGAGGGCACAGCCGTATAATTCGGCTCTGCAACCTCTCGGCGCTCCACAAGGCGCTCGAAATGCTCCTTGAGAGCGAACAACCACGCACTCGTGAGACGGCCAGTCTTGTACTGGTCGCGTGCGATGAATGAGAAGAACTTGTCTGCGATAGCCATGTCGTTCTCCTCTTACCTTACGTGCACAACCACTTTGTTGGTCGAAATCCCGGAGAGCTTCGCGCTCGCGTGCGAGTTCTGATTAGCGAAGTTGCCTGCCCACTCGAACACCGCCTCGTAGGCGTCCTGGCCCATGATCGGGCGCAGCACGTCTCCACCCTTGTCGACCCACTGGCCGGGGGTGTTCTCGTACCGCTTGAACCAGCGCTTGTCGACGAAGTACATGATGTCGTAGTCGCAGTCGCGGTCCACCTTAACGGGGTACCCGCTGAACTCCACGTCCTTCGTAAGAGCCTGGCCCTTGAAGCCGCCGTCGTGGTCGTTGGCCCCACCGCTAGAGATGTACATACGGTTTGCGGAGAGGATCGCTTGATAGGCTCGACGAACGGAGTGTTCGCACCAGTATTCGCGGATCATCGAGTTACCAAGCTGGGAGGCCACGTCGAGGGCTTGCTGCATGACATCGGTGTTGAGCGCACCCACGGAGCCAATCACAGTCGAGCGGCAGATGTCTTGCTCGGTGCGGTTGATGCCGTGGTAGTTGTTGACGAACTCACCATCGTCGATGTGTCCACGCATGCCCATCGGGTCGAGGTTGAAGTGTGCATCGGCAACCTCGGTGATGTTCATGGTCGGGGCAAGGACGATGATCGCGTTGTCGGGGGCCTGAACTGCTGAGAGGGGGCTGTTGACGGTCACGCGATTGCCGTCGTTCGTACCGGCGAAGCCAACTTCGGTCACCCGACGCACAGCGAGGACGGCCGAGCCGTCGGCGCTAAGGATGGCGATTTTCTGGCCTCGGTTGAGGAAACGGGCGCCGTTCACAGCGCCGGGGACGCCACCAGGAGCATCGACGATCAACTCAGTGGTGTCGGTGGCTGCGCCATTCTTAAGGGCTTGGATGCCCCGACCATCGGCCCACATGATCTGATTCATGAGGTCGGTGAAGTCGGTACGGGCACCCTCGCTCTCAAGCGAGAAGGTCTGCTTGTACGCGCCCTTGTTGGTCTTGGAGACCTTCATGGACACGCCAGACAGGAAGATGCGCGAGTAACCGAACCGGCAAGGGATACGCATGTTGATGCCGGTCTGGGGCTGCGGCTCAGGGAGCGGGCCGAGTTCGCGAACGAAGCCGGCGCCGTAGTTACGCCCGGAGTGGAGCGCAACGGTGATGTAGTCCTTGCCTTCCCAGGTCATGCTTGGAACTTTCTGGAACATGTTCCACGCAGCAACCTCGGTCGGCAAAAGTTCGATGTACGTCGGTTCGTAGACGTACTTGAGAAGGTAACTAGCAGTCGTGGTATCAGCCATTCTATCCTCTGTGCGCTAAGGCTATTCTGAAGCGAGCACCCTATCAGTTTCGCGGTCCTGCCAGTTCCGAAGGTCTGCAAGCCACTTGTCGGTGCCGGCTTCGTGCTTAGAGCTGAAGCCTTCGCCTCGGGTGGTTGGGCCTTCGCTGGTGGTTGCTCGACTCAGATTTGCCTCGCGGCGTTGTTTGACTTTTTCGATGTCTCGTGCCCCAAGTGCCGTCGCTACTGGGATGAACAAGTCGCCCTTAACGGAGTTGAAGACTTGGGTGATAACTTTGCGTTGGAGTTGGGGGTCCCAAAACGCTTCAAGCATGGTCTCGTTGCCAGGTTCATTGATGTCGTGGCCAACGAGGTCCTTGATGCGCATGAGGGTCTTGTCGCTCGGCTCGGAGCCGAACTCCTCTTTGTAGAGCGAACGCAAGTGCTCCAGCCCGGCCGTATTGTGCGAACGGGCGTAGATTTGACGATCGCGCTCGGAAGCGTCGATCTCTGCAAAAAGCCCTGGGCGCCGAGACTCCAATCGACGAATAATTTCGTCGGTGAGTGCTTCGTCGCGGCTGTCGCGCGTTGCTGCGAGACGTTCGGCCTCTTGCTGCGCGAGGTAGTCAGCTTCAGCTTTCTCGTACTCAGCGAGTCGAGACAGCTTTGATTTGGCTTCCTCGGGCGTGTACCCAAGCTCACGATACTCTTTCTCGCGCTTAGCGCGCTCGTTGAGTTGCGTGAACCGCTTGCGAAGCCCGGCCGGGATACCTGAGAAATCTGCATCGCCCGTATCGTCGGCGTCACGGTCAGTTTTCTCGGCTCCAATGCCTGGTTCGTCATCGTCGGTTTCGTCGCTTGGTTTAGCATCACTTGCTACTGTGCTCGTTGCTGCACCTTCGTCGTCCCCCTCCAACTTCCAAGGGGCGTCCTCCCTTTCTGGCTCTCTGTACCCGTACCGCATGGCGTTGTCTCCTCTCGGTTTTTACCGTGGTTCCGGGCCACGCGAGGCGCTCAGCGCCCTCTTAGTCTTACTATCGTTATACTAGATCAAACACTGTGTCAAGTGACCAACAACCTCCGTACCTTCACGTTGTCGGTGACGCTAGGATTCGTGATACGCAGGCGCGTGATGAGAAGGCCGGTCGATGGGTTGGCACCACTGAGAAAGCACGGGAAACCTTCACGCAGCCCAGTGCTGAAAGTGGTGAGACCATCAAAAATCTCAAGTGTGACCTCACCATCTAGGGCAATGATGCCGGCCCAGGTAAACGCGGTGAGTGGGCCAGCAGTGTTCACCCAAATGACAGTGTTGGTCGCCGCTGCAACAATGTCGTAAAGCTGGTCATCCTTCTTCGTGAGGCTGTCGATAGAAGGGGGGGTCGTTCCCTGAGTGAAAACGGCCTCCTCACCCCCTATGAAGATTCGAAAGTCAAACCTGCCTACGAGTGTTGCCACTTACGGCGTTGAAGTTGCCGTTGGTGTTGGGGTAGCTGTGGCAGTGGCGGTCGGGGTCGCGGTCGCGGTACTCGTAGCGAACGAACACGCTCCACAGCCCGAAATCACTCGACGGCTACCGTTCTGGCACGAGTAGATGCAACAATCACCCTTCGCGCCGTAAAGGCCAACGTCAGCAGCACCACACGTAGGCTGCACCGAGGGGCGTGGGAGCCCCATGATGAACGGGCCGTCCGCGCGTACAGGCACGACTGCGCACACCGCCAGCGTAATGAGGAACACAATAGCGAGAAATGCTTTCATCGTTCCTCCTATGAAGGGATCGCCGAGCTAACGACGACGGCGTTCTGGTCGTCGTTGATCGTCAGGTAAGCGGTTTCGCCCTGGGCGTTTCTTAGCTCAAGCACGGTCTGGCCGGACTTGCCTCGAATGACGCCGAGTAGTGTACCAACCTTATCGATGAAGACATGCCGGTCTTGCTGGCCGTTCGCCGCGTTTGCGGTAACGCCATCGCCGGTGTAGTCCTTGCGGGCCGCACCAGTCATGCGCTTTGCTTCGGGGAAGTTTTCGACAACTGTGACTGCCATTTTGGTCTCCTTAGCCTATGTACTGCTTGTTCATGTAGTGTGCGAATTGCTGCTGAGCGGCGCAGAGGACACCAACCGCATCTGGAGTAGCCTTTTGGCCGGTGTAGCCAAGGGCGGTGATTACAGCGGCGATCGTGCCGTCTTCGTAGTAAGCGGCGAGTGCGTCGGCGCCGTCCTGGGACTCTACGGCGAATTCGACGAGAAGTTGAGCGAGAGTTTTCATGCGTTACTCCTTAAAGGCTTTGCGGTGCGGGAGTTTCTTCTTGACGTTGGTAGCGAGCTGGCTGATAGCGGTGAGGGCTTGGGGTGCGCTCACGGTGGATTTAGAGCGGGCGAACTCGGGGAGCACTTCAGGCGCAGCGACAGCCGGTGGCGCGGGGTAGACAAGTCGGCGTTGGGTACGAGACACAGCTAATCGGCGAACGCCCTACGTTTCTTTGCTACGTACTTCTTACGGGCTTCGGGCGACGTGCCCTTGATGGTGCCTTTACGTTCACTGGCGTAGAAGACCTGTTCACCTTTCTTGCTGCCATACTGCTTCTTCATGGCAGACTTTATCTTCTGGCCCTTCTCGGTAAGCGGCACGCCTAACGCCCAAACGCCTGTGGGAGTGGGATCTTGCGGCCAGGTGGGCGTAGGCCGGGAGCGTTGACCTTGCCGGGCATTGGCCGGCGCCCAGGCGCCTGACGACCCCCACGTGGAATAGCCATAGTAGGGGCGGGGCTTGGGCCAGCCTGACCAGGCGGGCGCTGTCCACCAGGCATCGGCGAATAGGGCATCGGGGGCTTAGCGCTAGATCTGTATGCAGCCATTCAATTCTCCTTGGGGACCATATATTAGAACAACGTTTGTGTCAAGCATATCGTGCCTTGGTGCAAGCGTAGCAAAAGAGCGCTCTATGGTGGGAGGCGCCCACAAGTGGACAGGGGGGCGTTTCCCACTTTTGCGTGTTTCGCGCATGGGCTGGTTGCAAAGCGGCAGTGGCCTTCACAGCGGCGGACATTGGCATGGACTTTGCTAACCTGGGACCACAACCTGGGCATTTCAACTTCGTAACGCGCATTACGCGGCGGCTACCTGTTGACGTTCGGAGCGTCCGGCGGCGCCACCACCTCTGGCGGAAGCGTTTTCGTTCTTCGCGCCCGTAGTGTCACCGGACTGTTGGCCACCCGCGCCACCTGTGGGCGCGGCGGCCTGTTGAGACATCATCTTCACTTGAACTTGCATTACCGTCTCTTGGAGGTGAATACGCATCATGTTCTGGACTGGCGGCGGGAGAGTGCGAAACTCCTCGGACTTCATCCATGTGCTGTGACGCCCATAGTGGAACTCACTATTGTCGACCAGTGGGTCGACGATAACGGGGAACGGCGGTAGTTGATCGATAGGGGTGAGCAACTCACCTTCAGGTGAGAAGTGCTGCTTGGTGTAGTCAATGACCATGCCGTGCTCGCGGGCCACTACGTCGTCGTCAGCGTGGGTGTCGTCCATCAGCTCATGGACCTGGAGGGCGCGAATGACCGTCAGGCGCACACGGGGGTCGTTGATGTCCACGAGGCCCATTTGCATGGCTTGTTCGTAGGCAGCACGTTTCTGGAGTTGGGTCTTGGGTTGTGCAGACCCGGCTTCGACGCGAATGTCGACCGAGCCATAGAGGTCGGCAGCCTTAACTTGGGCCATTTGCCAACGGGCTTCCTCACCCTTAATGGCGAAGAAGCTAATATCCGGGGCGTTGTTGCGGAAAATGAGAAAGGCTTGGCGCGCCAGCTCCTGATAACTCTGCTCCCAGCCGAAGTAGAGGGCGGCGAAGCGAGTTTGGGCGCGCTGTTGAAGGATGTTCATTGCGTAGCCACTGTCGACCCGGCCAGGGGCGGCGCCCGTGAGCACTTCTTCGATACCTGCTATGCGCATCATCTCGTCGTCGATTTGCTGGAAGCGCTGGGAAAAGGAGTTAGGGAGACGCCCACCCTCTAGGCGCTTGGGCTCGCCCAGATCCTTGTTGAACTCGATGATTGAGCCTTCCTCGCCGGGGAAGGTCTTGAGGTCGCTGCCCTGCGGCATGGCAATTATGCCGTTGGCGGTACGCGCGAAGTATAACTCGACGGAGGCTTGGACACGGTTGCGGTTACGTTGTGGTGCCTTCAACGAGTCGGCTGGGCCGGTCTTGTAGTGACAACCAGGTACATCGTCGAAGCCCCAGTGAACCACTGGAATGAAAGGACGGCCACGCTTCTCGGGGTTGCCATCATGCGTCGCCAGTTCGGGCTTAGCCTCCAAGACTTCATTACACCCAGCGAATCTAGCGGTCGCGCCGCGTTTATACTCACGGCAAGGCATGATGTAGAGGTCGTCGACTATTTCGCTGTTATCGAAGACGGTGGCGCCAGAGCCTCGGTTGAGCGTCGAGCCAGTTGCAATGCGAATGATCGACTGCAAGTAGGTCATGCCAACGTCACTCGGTACCATGTACTGCGCGTCACGTTTGGCTTTCCCTGGGTACTTATTCTGCACCCACGTGAGGCTCTTGAGCCGCCGCACCATAATCATGGGTTGATCGTCGATGTGCTTGATTGTGGGGTCGACCCAGACCTCAAATGGGGTGAGCACTTCAAGGTACGGCGTACCTCGCGGGACTTCACTCGACGACGGCTCCAACGGTGACTTATGGATGGGGCACTTGCCACCAACTTTCTCGGCTTCTTCGGGTGCCCAGGGCTCTCCTCCTTTGACGCACACCATTACGGGCACAGAGTCAACGCGCCCACCGTCGAAGTCCCAGCCCATGAGCGTGTACATATTGTTCATCAAACACACGCCCTTCGATAACTCGGGGCGATGACGGTCGAGTTGGATGAGGTCTTCGACATGACCAATGACGATTTTGGCGCCATCGGCGGCGGTGCGGTCGTTGTCGCGGTTGCTGCCTGGGGCGAAGGAAAGCGAAGGCTCGACGCGGCTCAACTCAGCATCGACGCGCCCGAGCACCGATTTGTAGATGTTGGTGACGGGCATAGGTGCAGATTTGCGCAGGGGTGGGCGTTGGAAATGCCCCGAGAGGTGGTTGAACTCGATCCACTGGTGGTCTACATAGAACATAGTGTTCTCGTAGAAATTGCGCATAGGGCCAGCACGCGACCCTTCAATACGGGCTTGGAACTTTTCGCGCGAGGAGAGGAGCTTGATTTCGAGTTCAGTTGGCACTAAGCGTAATCTCCTCTAGCTTCCACGTCATCTTTGAAGCGGCACTCGGGATCATCGTACGGAACGGGCGCTAGCGGATCACGGGCGAGCGACTTCGTAAGCGCAACCTTACTTTCGAGCGAGCGATGCTGCGCACGTTCATAGGCTTGCGAGATACCCGTGCGACCGTAGACTTCGAGGAGACGGTCAGTCGCGATGTCAGCGCGTTCAGTTGCTTCCACGTGCCGCCGATTAAGCTCAATGAAGTCTTCATGTGCTCGTTCGAGGGCGAACTCCAAGCGTTCGATAACTCGCTCAAAGATTCGGCGTTCTGCGGCGATGAATTCCTTTGCGTCAGCGACACCAGCTTCGTAGCCATCTGCAAATCTCCTAAAGAGCTTCATGCATACCTCGCGTTACCGTCAGCTTGCGTATCGCCTCGAAACCACGAACTATCGCTGTAGTCGCCTGAGTCCTCCACGATTCGCGAATTGCGAATCTCCCACACTGCACGGGAGCCGGGGTCGACTTTCATTAAATCGCGTTCGATCTGCGTCGTCGCGGTCAACTCACGTGGGAGTGTCTTACCTGGGGGGAAGGCTTTCTTCACAGCAGCGGAGAGCGCGTCGCTCAAGTCGTCGAACTCGGGGTTAGGGAAGTCAAGAAGTTCACCTTCGAGGTCTGCAATCCCTTGGTTAACGATGTCGCTACCTTCAAGGTGAAAGATCATGCCGTTGGCGTAGCGAGATTGAAGGGAGCTGATGCGGTCAGGCTTGCTAATCGGGGAGCCGTCCCAGTCTAGGAGCAGAAATGGCGTACGCCCGCGCTTGAACTCTGTCCTAAAGATGTGGACGTAGAGGATTTGCATACCACGTTGCTCAATGAACACGGCCTTGGGTGCCCACTGGTCGACGAGAGTGAAAGTCTCTTTAACGAACGTATCGACGCCCCAACGACGGCGAATCGAACGGAGCACGTACCAATTGTTGTCTGGCCCCACGGCCAAAACGATGATGCCGAAGAAGTCACCCTCACGGCCCTCCTTGCGATGTTGGTTGGGGTCGAGGCGCTTGCCAGGCTCACGCGCTGAGGTGGGGTCGACGAACACGAAGATGTTGCACAGCGCGAGGCGAATCTTCCTGCCTTCGCGGCCCTCATGGTCGAGTTCGATGAGGTGGTCACCCTCGCGCCGGCACTGACGAAACAAACTCTCGCTGAAGCCTAGCTTGTCAGCGTCGCGTGGGTTGTTACAATACCAACATGAGAACAGAAACGGGTTTGCCTTCTTCAACTTCAACGCAATGTCGACGTTGCATTGGCTGAAAATCATGTGCTCGCGCGAGTAGTCCTCAGTAGCCTTACCATCTTTCTCACACCACGAGCGTAGCGCGACCATCGTGCTTGGTGACGCCCGCTCGATCCGCGAGTACGGGTCGAAGAAGGCCCACCGCGTGCCGCAGATCCTTCGCTCGCTCGTGTTGAGGTTGGCGAACATGGGCGTCAGGTTGTCGTACGCAGCGCACACCTTGTCCATCTGGGCACGGGGCAGCTCATCTCCCACTATGTCGTCGACAAGCTGGAGTGTGAAATGCCCTCCTACGAGGGTGCTCCCGACACCGGACGCTCGAATCGAGGGGTCGGTGTATACCCCATGACGTTTGATGGTCAGCGCTGTGGCGCTCCACTTATCCTGCTCGCCCTTACCGGGCACGATCTCGCCAAAGCACGCCAAGAACAATTGCCCTCTAGGCCCTAACCCCTGCATGAGCAGCCGAATGGGCGTCAGCATGCCCTCAGCCATCGACACGTTGTGCGTGTAGATGAGGATGCGTTCCTCAGGGTCGCGCACCAAGCGCCAGGCACAATAGGCTTGGGTGAGCATAGTCGTCTTCAGATGCCCTCGGGGTACGATCGCCATGCGTTCGCGGCCTAGCACCTGCCCGCTCTTGGTCTTCCACCCATTGGGCGCGGACCAGGCCCACGCGAGGTCGCTGTGAAATGGCACTTCGAGCAACGAACCGCTCGCGTCAGCGTTGAACGCACAGATGAACTTGGCGAAGAAGAAGAAGTCGCGCAGCCCACGCTGACGATGATACTCGGTGAAGTCGGCGTCGTTGAACATCGCTGTGCGCGGGCGACCTTCGGCCTCCCAATGCTCGAAACGCCTGTGCAAAGGTTCGAGTTCGGCGGTGAGCCAATGCTCAATGGGCGCGGCGTCGGGGATTACGAGGTCGGTGAGTCGACGGGCCATCAGCCAATACACCAACGACAATACAGTGCATGCGTCGCCGGCCAGCCCAGTTGCTTCAACTCAACCAACCGTGCTTGGCCGTTGTAGCTGGCCGAATGGCGCTCAGTACCACCTAGCAACTTCAAGCCAGCCTCCGCGTTCCCACACCCAGCGCACTTCCCACCATATGCTGCTAGCATCTCTGCCCTGAGCTTAGCCCGGTAGTTGCGTCCCACGAGGCGCTGCCGGTCCACGGTCATGGTTCCGGCAGCGAGTCGGCGGGCTCGTGGGGAAGCTACACCCGATCTCACGAAGGAGGCTCGGGCGCAGGCAGCGCAATCGGCTCGACTATCACCTCGGCCTGGATTGCACGCGCTTTCAACTTGGCGTCGTCGGCGGCGACTCCGCTCATTTGGTTGATGATCGTCAACTCACCAACTTGGATGATCGGTCGCTGCGCCTTCGTATTCTGATCCCACCCCTTGAACTTCATCATCTTCTCGGTGGCCCATTGGGCGAGCGGAGGCGACTTCCACTGGCGGCCCTCCCTCGTTAACTGATACCGAAAGCAATCCTCGATGAACGCGATCGAGTTCTCCCCTTGAGCTTCCAAGCGGATGCGCTCCCCTTTGCGCTTACGCTCAGCAATCAGCTCGTCGTCCTGCGAGTCCTCCTGCTCTAGATATGCGAACGCCTGCTTGGCCATCCCCCGGCGCAGCCAAGCCCGAAGCGAGTCCTCCTTCATGTTCACATCGTGGCCAATCTCCCCCATCGGCACGTTCTCGCTCACGGCCTTTCGCACCCGTCGTGCCAGCTCCAACGTCTCCCGGTCGCGGGTGTTCAACAGCCCCAGCTCCAACCTCCGTCGAAACGCTAGTGCTA